GGCTTCTCGCAATCTGTACGGCCTGCCCAACTCCATAGAGTCACATTCCGTGATCCGGCTACTCAGGGTGAGGTGACTCTCCGTGGCGCAGACTGTCCCCCCGAAGCCGGACGCCGTCCGCCGCAACGCCCGCCCCGGCATGACGATGCTCCCCGCCGGCGGCCGCGAGGGCGACGCGCCCGATTGGCCGCTCGACCTGGGCAATCCCTCCGAGATGCAGCTCTGGCGTGATCTGTGGGCCACTCCGCAAGCTGTCGCCTGGGAGAACTTCGGCTGGACGCGCGTCGTCGCCCGCTACGTGCGCTGCGTCATCATCGCCGAGGGCATGGACAAGGACGCCCTGTCCGAGTCCCGCCAGCTCGAGGACCGCCTCGGCCTCACGCCGAAGGCCATGCGCATGCTGATGTGGCAGATCGCCCCGGACGAGGTCGCCGAACAGCGCGCCTCGACGCCGGCGCCGAGCGCGCGGGGTCGGATCAAGGCCGTAGGCTGATGCCCTGGCGTGGCCCTCAGGAGCCGGGTGAGTTTCCGACCCTGGGCTACGACGTCGGCGAGTGGATCGAGGCCCACTGCGTCATCCCGGACGGCTACCTGCAGGGCCAGCCGTACCGGCTCACCGACGAGATGTGGACGTTCCTCATCCACTTCTACCGGCTCTACCCGTACGCCGCGCCCTGGCCGGCCCCTGACTCGCTGCGCTACACCGGCGCCCAGCTCCGGCGCTCGCAGAAGTGGGGCAAGGACCCGTTCGGCGCTGCCATGATCTGGGCAGAGGCGCTCGGCCCGACCCGCTTCGACGGCTGGAACGCCGACGGCGACCCGGTCGGTGCGCCGTATCCGACGCCGCTGATCGTCTGCCTCGGCACGTCCGAGGAGCAGACCGACAACACGTGGCGCCCGTTCGTCGCCTCCGGCCAGCTCGGCCCGCTCGCGAACGTGCCCGGCCTCGACATCGGCCTCACCCGGTGCCTGCTGCCCGGCGGCGGCAAGGTCGAGCCGGTCACCACCTCGGCGAAGGCCCGGCTCGGTGCCCCGCTGACGTTCCTCACGATGACCGAGTCGCACCTGTTCACGCTGCAGGGCGGCTACCGCAAGGTGGCCGGCGCCGTGAAGCGGAACGTTGCCGGCATGGACGGCCGCTGGCTGGAGCTCACCAACGCGTGGGACCCGACCGAGGGCTCCGAGGCGCAGGTCACGGGCGACAACCCGGACGAGCGCACCTACGTGGACGCGATCGAGCCGCACCGGGTCGAGGACCTGGCCGACGACGACGCGCTCTACGCCGAGCTGCTGCGCCAGTACGGCGACAGCTCCCGGGAGCGCGGCGGCTGGGTGAACATTCGCGGCCGGATCTTCGGCGAGGCGCGCTCGGCCAAGCACATGGAAGCCGACCGGCGGCGCTTCTTCCTGAACGAGATCGTGGTCGGCCAGTCCGTCTTCGTCGATCCGATCCGCTGGGACGCCCTGGCGCGCGAAGAGACCCTGGCCCCGGGCGAGCGCATCGCCCTCGGCTTCGACGGCTCGAAGTTCCGGGACGCCACCTCGCTGATCGCCTGCCGGTTGTCCGACGGCAAGCTGTTCAACCTGCGCACCTGGGAACGCCCCGCGGACGCCCTGCAGTGGAAGGTGCCCTCGGCCGAGGTCGACCAGGTCGTGCAGGACACCTTCGACGCGTACGAGGTCGCGCTTCTGTTCGCCGACCCGTACCGGTGGCAGGACTACCTGGACGTGTGGGCCGGCCGCTGGCCGAAGCAGATCGTCGAGTTCCCAACGAACGTCGAGCAGCGCATGGACAAGGCGATCGAGCGGTTCACCACCTCGTTCGGCGCCGGTCAGATCTACCACGACGGCGACGAGATCCTCACCCGGCATGTGAAGAACGCGGTGCTGGTGAAGGGCTCGAAGAAGAAGCTCCGCCCCGGCGAAGAGGAAGACATCGCCTCGCACTACCTGAAGATGGCCAAGCGCGGCACCGGCCAGCTCATCGACGCCGCGGTGGCCGCGGTGCTGGCGTACGCCGCCCGTGGGCAGGCCGTCGAGGACGGCGCGCTGGTGCCGGAGCAGACCCAGCAGTTCTTCGCGTCCTGGCGGTGAGGGAGACCCGTGACGTTCTTCGACCAGACGGTGACCGACCGGATCACCGCCGACGCCCGCCAGATCAACTTCCGCCACACCGCCCTGGCCGCGCTGCGGGCTTTGCTGACCGCGATCGCCGCGGTGCTCTACGCCGTCGGCTGGATCACCTTCAAGACGCTCGCCGGCCTCTGGTTCGCCGCCGCCTGGGTCGGTGCCGCCGTGAAGGTGGGCTGGCAGGAGGCCCGTACGGAGGCGGTTCATGGACAGTCTCGATGAGCTATTCCGGCTGGTAGGCGACGAGGACTGCGGCGTCGGCATCGACTGCCGGGCCTGCGACCGGGGTGGTGCGCCGATCGCCTACTACGCCGGCCTCGACCAGCCGTACCCGACCGACGCGGCGCCCGACGTCATCCCGGTCGACACCATCGATGCGCTACTGGCCGCCGCTGCCGAGCACGCCGCCGCCCACACGTGACAGGAACGGGGTGACCGGTGGGACTGCTCGAGCGTATTGCCGCAGCCCGCGGTCGCGAGGAGAGCCGGTTCGCGGCTGACCAGTGGCTCAGCGAGTACCTGATCCCGTCATCGTTCTCCTACGGCGGCAACAGCTACCCGTTCGGCATGACGCAGACCCTGGCCGGCCAGCGCGTTCAGCAGGTCTCGGCGACCCTGCCCGGCTATGCGGCCGCCCTGCGCGCCTGCCCGCCCGCGTTCGCCGCCCAGATGGTCCGTGCGCTGGTCCTCAGCCAGGCCCGGTTCGTGTTCCGCAACCGTCCCGGCTCGCGGACGCCGCGGCGCACGTTCGGCACCAGTGAGCTGTCGATCCTGGAGACGCCGTGGCCGAACGCGACGACCGGCGACCTGCTGGCCCGCATGGAGTGGCACGCCGGGCTGACTGGTAACGCGTTCGTGGTCCGGCAGCCGAACCGGCTGCGTGTGCTGCGACCGGACTGGACGGCCGTCATCTACGGCTCGCAGTCCGAGCCGGACGACCCGGCGGGCGCGCTCGACGGCGAGGTCCTCGGCTACGTCTACCAGAACGGCGGCATCGGCTCCGGTCGCGGCAAGCCCCAGACGATGCTCCCCGCCGACGTGGCGCACTGGTCGCCGCTGCCTGACCCGGAGCGGCCCGACATGGGCCAGTCCTGGGTGACCGCGGCGCTCGCCGACATCCAGGGCGACCGGGCGGCGACGCAGCACAAGCTGAAGTTCTTCGAGAACGGCGCGACGCCGAACATGGTGGTCAAGGGGATCACCGCGGCGAACCGCGAGCAGTTCGACGAGATCGTCGCGTCGATGGAGGAGAACCACGCCGGCGTGGCGAACGCGTACAAGACCCTCTACCTGGTCGCGGGCGCTGACGCCACGGTGGTCGGCGCGGATCTGAAGCAGCTCGACTTCAAGGCCACGCAGGGCGCCGGCGAGACCCGGATCGCGATGCTGAGCCGGGTGCCGGCTCCGCTGCTGGGCATCTCGGAGGGCCTGGCCGGGTCGTCGCTGAACGCGGGCAACTTCGGTATGGCCCGGCGCATCTTCGCCGACTCGTGGATCTACCCGAGCCTGCAGGACCTGTGCTCGGCGGTCTCGTCGATCATCCGCGTGCCGGGTGACGCCGAGCTGTGGTTCGACACGGCCGACATGCCGCTGCTGCGCGAGGACGCCAAGGACGCCGCCGAGATCACGTCGGTGCAGGCCTCGACGATCGGCCAGCTGGTCCGCGACGGCTACACCTCCGACTCGGCCAAGGCGGCCGTGGTCGCGAACGACATGAACCTCCTGGTCCACACCGGCCTCGTCAGCGTGCAGCTCCAGGTGCCCGGCTCCACTCCGACCTCTGCCCCGACAGGAGGCCAAGCGTGACCACGCTGACCGAGAGGTCCCCCATCTGCCTGCGCGCGGCCGAGTTCCGCGCCGAGGGCGACGCCGGCGACGGCCGCACCCTGGAGGGCTACGCCGCGGTCTTCAGCACCCCGACCCGGATCCAGTCCTGGGAGGGCGAGTTCGACGAGGAGATCGCCCCCGGCGCGTTCAAGCGCACCCTGCGCTCCCGGACCCCGGTGCTCCAGTTCGACCACGGACGCGACCAGCGCACCGGCACCGTCCCGATCGGCTCCATCGAGGAGCTGAAGGAGGACAGTTCGGGCTTGTTCGTCTCGGCGCGGCTGTTCGACAACGACCTGGTCGAGCCGATCCGGCAGGCCATCGCCGGCAAGGCCATCACCGGCATGTCGTTCCGGTTCGCTGTCGCCGACGAACGCTGGACCGACGCCAAGGGCGTGCGGGTCAAGGAGGGCGAGCTGGCGGAGCTGCTGTGGCAGCCCGGCGACCGTGGGCCGCTGAAGCGGACCATCCTGCGCGTCGACCCGCTGTTCGAGCTCGGCCCGGTCGTGTTCCCCGCCTACGACAGCACCTCCGTCGGTGTGCGGTCGCTGCTTGCGCAGCTGACCCCCGACGAGCACCGCACCATGCTGCGCGAGTTGGCCGCCGAACTGCGGCAGCACGCGGGCATCACAGACCTCGCCGTGGAGGCCAGCACCAGGGGTGCGGATGACGGCGAACCCGGTACGCAGCCAGAGAGCGGCGAGCGGCCAAATCTCACCATCCGCACGCGCGCCGACAGCGACGCGCTTCGCCTTCGAGGAATCCTGTGAACATCCGTCGTAAGCCGGCCCTGCTCGGCTACCGCAAGAACGGCGCCCCGATCTGGCTGGCCCAGGGCGGCGCCCCCGACCTCACCGAACAGGTCGCCCGCGGCCTGGAAGGCAAGGACGTCGCCGACATCAAGGACGGCGTCACCCCCGACGAGCTGCGGGGCATGACCCCCGACCAGCTCGTCCAGTACGTCCAGATCCTGGACGCGCACCTGCGCTCGATCCACCAGGACGAGGACACCGGCGAGCTGCGCGAGAAGACCCCGGAGGAGCGCAAGGCGTTCGACTTCGGCTTGAAGCTGCGCGACCTCGCGAACAAGAAGATCGAGGAACACCGCAGCATCCAGGAGATCTTCGGCCGCAAGCCGAAGGCCGTCCGGCAGGCCCTCGCGAACATCCGCCACGGTCTCGACGACAACGCCACCGTGACCCGGATGACCATCCCCGAGGCCCGCGATGCGGCCCTGCGGGTGCTCGACGACCGGAACTCCGTGCGGCACCTCGCCACCGACCAGGTCGACCAGGTCGAGAAGGCGATCCGCCGCAACACCGACACCGCCCGCCGGATCCTCGTCACCGAGAACGAGGGCTACCGCACGGCGTGGATGAAGCTGGTCTCCGAGCCGCACCCGATGCTCACCGACGACGAGCGCAACGCCGTGCTCGCCTACAACGAGTACCGGGCCATGGCCGAGGGTTCGACCACCGCCGGCGGCTTCGGCATCCCGGTGTTCATCGACCCGTCGATCATCCTGACGGCGCAGGGCTCCGGGAACCCGTTCCTGAGCCTGGCCAAGCAGGTCGACGTCAACACGAACATGTGGAAGGGCGTCAGCTCGGCCGGCGTCTCCTGGGCGTTCCAGTCCGAGGGCGTGGCGACCACCGACAACTCGCCGACCCTGGCGCAGCCGTCGGTGCAGGTCTACATGGCCCGCGGCTTCATCCCGTACTCGATCGAGGTCGGGCAGGACTATCCGGGCTTCGCCGACGAGATGCAGACCCTGCTGGCGTCCGGCTACGACGAGCTGCTCGTCGACAAGTTCACCCGCGGCTCCGGCACGGGCGAGCCGTTCGGCATCGTGACCGCGCTGTCGGCCAACACCAACGTCCGGGTCCGGGTCCAGACGAACGGCGCGTTCGGCCAGGCCGACCCGTACACGGTGTGGAAGGCGCTGCCGCAGCGGTTCCGCCGCCAGGCGAACTGGATGATGAGCGTCGGCGTGAACAACGCGGTCCGCCAGCTCGGCACCGCGAACGTGTTCCACGCCTTCACCGACAACCTGCCGGCCGAGTGGGCTGACACCCTGTTCGGTAAGGGCGTCTACGAGTCGCCGTACATGAACGACGTGACGTCGTCCACATCGGCTACCACGGAGCTCGCGGTCGTCGGCGACTGGTCGAACTACGTGATCGCCCGTCGCGGCGGCATGTCCGTCGAGCTGGTGCCGCAGCTGTTCGACGTGACCAACAACCGGCCGACCGGCCAGCGCGGCTGGTTCGCGTACGCCCGGATCGGCGGCAACTCGGTCAACGACCTGGGCTTCCGCCTGCTGGTCAACACCTGATCCGGATTCGCCTTCGGCTGGGCGGGTATTGGTGCTGACGTACCGATGTCCCGCCCTTCAAGGAGTTCGCCATGGCGGAAGCCAGCAAGACCACCGAGACCAAGAACGCCGATGCGAAGCCGGCGGAGCAGGCAACTGCCGCCCCGGGTGAGCGGCGTTCCGCGCCGGTCGGCAGCAAGCTCGCGCCGGCGGCCGAGTCGTCCGACCCGGCCGTGCACCAGCTGCTCGCCGAGATCCAGACGGCGCAGATGAACGACGACAAGGATGCCGAGTCCGCGGCCCGCAAGGAGCTGCGCCAGCTCGGCTACGAGTGACACGCAACCTGCGGTAGCGCACCGCAGGCGAGGCGGCCCCGGGATCCCAGGTTCCGGGGCCGCCGCATACCTGGGAGAGGTTTCATGGACATCGTCTACGCGACCGCGAATTCGTCGGTTGCCACCCCCGAGGGCGGCCAGGTCCTGGTCCGGGCCGGCTCGCACTGGCCGGCGAACGATCCGGTGGTGCTGGCTCAGCCGTCGCTGTTCTCGACGGACGCCCGCCACGGCCTGAACTTCAGCTCGCCGCCTGAACCCGATCCGGTGGTGGAGCAGGCGACGGCGGCGCCGGGCGAGCGGCGGGCCCGGCGGTGATCGAGCGCAAGGATTCGGTCGCGGTCGCCTACGTCTGCGACAACACGGTCATCTACTCGTGGGTTCGCAGCATGTTCGAGCTGCTCGAGTACGACACGGCGACGTCGGGCCGGGTGCACGCCGGCGGCCACATCGCGATGCGCTGCGGCACGGACGGCCTGGTCGCCGCCCGCAACGAGGCGGTCCGGAACTTCCTGAAGTACGAGCGGGCGGACTGGCTGTTCTGGGTCGACACCGACATGGGCTTCGCTCCGGACACGGTGGACCGGCTGCTCGAGGCGGCCGACCCGGTGGAGCGGCCGATCGTGGGCGGGCTGTGCTTCTCGCAGCGCGAGGACGAGGCCGACCAGCTCGGTGGCTTCCGGTGCACGGCGACGCCGACGGTGTTCGACTGGGCGCAGGTGGAGGGCCAGTACGGCTGGCAGGTTCGCTGGAACTACGCCCCGAACGCGCTGACGCAGGTCGGCGGCACCGGCGCGGCGTGCATCCTGATCCACCGGTCGGTGTTCGAGAAGATCGAGGCCAAGCACGGCCAGGTCTGGTATGACCGGGTGCCGAACACGACCACCGGTCAGCTCATCGGCGAGGATCTGTCGTTCTGCCTGCGCGCGGGCGCGCTTCAGATCCCGATCTACGTGCACACCGGCGTCCCGACGACCCACTTCAAGCACCTGTGGCTGGGCGAGCAGGACTACTGGCAGCAGGTCGCGCTGCGCTCGGCGCAGGACGAGATCTCCGCCCAGCTGTCGGCCGCGGATTCCGAGGCCGAGCCGGTGGCGTCATGACCGACCTCGTGGTGATCGTGCCGTCCCGCGGCCGGCCGCACGCCGCGGTCGAGCTGGCCGGGGCGTTTGGGGAGACCAAGGCCACCTCGCGGCTGGTGTTCGCGGTCGATGACGACGACCCGACCCGCAACGACTACCTGGCTGCCCTCGAGGCCTACCCGTGGACGACCGTGCACTTCGGCCCGTCGCCGTCGACGATGGTCAAGGCGCTGAACGGCGTCGCGTCGTTGTACGCGAACGAAGCATTCGCGCTCGGCTTCATGGGCGACGACCACCGCCCCCGGACGATGCACTGGGACGCCATGTACCTCACGGCGCTCGACCAGCTCGGCACCGGGATCGTTTACGGCAACGACCTGCTCCAGGGCGAGAACATCCCGACCCAGGTCGCCATGACCGCGGACATCGTCCGGGCGGTCGGCCACATGGCGCCGCCGGCCCTGACGCACCTGTATGTCGACAACTACTGGAAGGACCTCGGCGAGAAGGCCGGGTGCCTGCGGTATCTGCCGAGCGTGGTGGTCGAGCACATGCACCCGCTGGCCCACAAGGCCGCGTGGGACGAGGGCTACGCCCGGGTCAACGACCGGTCGATGTACCAGCACGACGGCGACGCCTACGCCGACTACGCCGGCTCGCACCTGGCCGACGACGTCGAGACGGTGCGGGCGCTGCGGTGACCGCCTGGAAGCTGTTCCCGGGCCAGGTCGCGCACGTGTCGACGCCGGAGTTCCACGCCGGCCGCGAACGCGCCGATCACCTGGGTGACCCGGTGCACCGGCCTCGGCTGCTGAAGGCGGCCGACATGGTCCGGCAGGCGGCGCTGCTGGCCGTCGACCCGACCGTCTCGGACCTGGGCTGCGGTGACGGTGGCCTGCTGTCGCTGATCCCGGAGTTCGACGCCTGGGGATACGACTTCACCCCGGCGAACGCCGCGGGCTGGCCGGAGCGCGGTGTGAAGGCCGAGCTGCTGGACATCTTCGGCGCCGACCAGGACCGGGTGCGCCTGGGCACGATCGTCGTGATGACGGAGGTGCTCGAGCACCTGTCGGATCCGGCGGCCGCGGTGCGCTGGGTGCGCGGAAACTCCCGCTTCCTGGTCGCGTCGTCGCCGTGGGTCGAGAACGGCCGGGCGTACAACGACTGCCACGCGTGGGCGTTCGACCCGGCCGGCTACCGGCTACTCCTCGAGGCGGCAGGGTTTGTGATCCTCCGGCATGAGCTGGTGGGCAACTTCCAGGTGCTGCTGGCGGAGAACGCGACGGCAAGGGCGGCCCTCCCATGATGCGCACCCGTCTGCGGCCCACGCCGACCGCTGACGAGTTGGCCAAGCTCTACGCGGTCCCGCACAACCACCTGAAGTGGGAGGACCACGTCTTCCGGGTGGACGTCACTTCGGCGCTGGCCCATCACCTGATGAAGCCGGGCGGCCGGGTGGCGGACCTGTCCTGCGGCAACGCCCTGATCGCCCGCCGGCTTCAGGACTCGCACGGGGCGACGCTGGTTCTGGGCGACTTCGCGCCGGGCTACGAGCACACCGGCCCGATCGAGCAGACCATCGAGCAGATCGACCCGGTGGATCTGTTCGTGTGCTCGGAGACGATCGAGCACCTCGACGACCCGGACGCGGTGCTGCGGCAGATCCGGCGCAAGACGAACCGGCTGCTGCTGTCCACCCCGGACGGCGAGATCGACGACTCCAACCCCGAGCACGTGTGGGGCTGGGACGCCGAGGCCGTCGAGAAGATGCTGACCGCCGCCGGCTTCAGCCCGGACCTGCGGGCAACCGTGGATATCCGGCCTGCGGGCGGGGTCTACGCCTACCAGATCTGGGCATGCCGATGAAGGCGCTCGTGACCGGAGCGGCCGGGTTCGTGGGTCGGCACACGGTCGCCGAGCTTCAGCGGTGCGGCTGGGATATCCATTCCATCGACCTTGAGCCGATGCGGGTAGACGTCGATCTCCGCAAGTCTGCTCACCTACACGTAATCGACGATGTGCTGAGCGCCTTCCAGGGGGCTGGACCGGGCGGCATCCGCTATGACCTGGTCGTCCACGCCGCAGCCTCGTCCCCGCACCGGGCCGCGATCGACGGCGAGCCGCAGCACTTCGCCCGCAACCTGCAGCTCGACGCGGCCATGTTCGACTGGGCGGTCCGCACCGGCCAGGGCCGGGTGCTCTACCTGTCGTCGAGCGCCGCCTACCCGATCGACCTGCAGGACGACCACGCCACCGCGTGCAACCTGCGTGAGGACGACATCCGCTGGACGGGCCGCCGGAACATCGGCAACCCGGACGCGGTGTATGGCTGGACCAAACTCACGGGCGAGCGCCTGGCCGATCAGGCGCGCGCCGCCGGCCTGCCGGTGACGGTGGTCCGTCCGTTCTCCGGCTACGCCGAGGACCAGAGCGAGAACTTTCCGTTCCGGGCGCTCGTCGAGCGGGCGCGCCGCCGTGAGGACCCGTTCGTGATCTGGGGCGACGGCAACCAGGTCCGCGACTGGATCCACATCGACGACGTGGTGAAGGGGATGCTCGCGGTCGCCGAGTCCGGCACCGACGAGCCCGTCAACCTGTGCACCGGCGTCGGCTGGTCGATGGCGGAGTTGGCGTACATCGCCTGCGACCAGGTGGGCCACAAGCCGCGGTTCGAGTACCTGACGGACAAGCCCGCGGGCGTGGCCTACCGGGTCGGCGACCCGGCGCGGTTCCACGAGATCTACAAGCCGACGGTCACCCTCGCCGAGGGCGTGGCCCGGGCACTCAAGGCCTAGGGGGCGCGCCGTGCCGCAGTACGCGACCGCCGAGGAGCTGGCCTCCTACCTGCAGGTCCCCTCGGTCGACACGATCACGGCCAACCTGGTGCTCACCGTCGCGTCCGGCCAGTTCTCGCAGTCGGCGTGCACCTGGTTCGAGCCGACCGCGGTCACCTACACGACCACCGGCACCGTCGGCTCGTCGATCCGGCTCCCGTTCCGGCCGGTCACGGCCGTCTCGGCGGTCCGCATCAACGGCGTCGCGGTGACCGGTTGGACACTGGTGAAGAACTCGCTGTGGCGCGCGGCCGGGTTCGGTACGTCCTGCAAGGTTCCGCCCGACGAGGTCGAGATCGACCTGATCCACGGCCTCACCGATCCGACCGACGACGTGAAGGGCGCGGTGCTGGAGACGGCCGCGACCGCATACACGGCCCCGATCGGCGCGGTGCTCGGCGAGAAGATCGACGACTACGAGATCCGGGTCAGCGCGTCCGCCGGCGGCGTTGAGCTGACCAGCGCGGCGCAGAAGCTCGCGCAGCAGTACCGTGGCACGTTCGCCGCCTGACGATTGCTTTCCGCAACTCCGACGATCTCGCGAGGTAGGTAACCATGACCGCCGGCCGATCGATCAGCAAGGACGAGCTCAACAACCAGGCGGGCGGGATCGCCGTCAGCCTGTTCGCGACGTTGGACAACGTCCGGAAGCTGAAGGCCGTTCTGGACGGCTACTCCGCCCAGAACCTGGTCGACAACTTCGGGTTCGTTCTCGCCGACGCAAACCTCCTGAAGTCGGCCGTCCTGGACATGGACACCCTTCGGCAGGTCTGGGAGGGCACGTCGGCGAAGACTCCGGCCGCCGACATGCGTGCGTTCGCCAAGCAGCTCCTGGGCACCGGGATCTACTGAGCCGGTAGGGAGGCGAGCCCGTGGCCACGCCGCCCACCTTCGTCGCCGAGTACGAGACGGCCTGGAACTCGAACAGCACCCCGAAGACCGCGTCGGTCACCGTCGTAGCCGGCGACACGCTGGTGGTCTTCGGCATGACCGAGGACGCGGCGTACACGCTGTCCACCCCGACCGGCGGCGGTCTGACCTACACGCTGAAGCAGTCGGTGGTCCTGACGGACTACTGCACGGTTTATGTGTGGACCGCCCCGGCCCCGACCAGTCAGTCGTTCACCATGTCGGTGAGCATGACGGGCTCGGCGGGCTGGTGGGGCTTCAACTGCGTCCGCTGGTCCGGCTCGTCCGGCATCGGCGCGACGAACAAGACGAACGCCACCACGGGCGGTCCGTCGCTGGCGCTGACCACGACCGGCGACAACTCGGCGATCGTGGCCGCCAGCTCCGACTGGACGGCCGCCGACGGCTCCTCCCGCACCTGGCGCACCGTAAACGGCATCACCCCGACGGCCGGGAACAGCAAGGAACTCACCTACTTCCGCGACGCCGTCCACTACGCCGCCTACGGCGCGTACTGGGACGACGCGGGCACCGCAGGCAGCAAGACGGTCGGGGTCTCGTCGCCGTCCAGCCAGAAGTACGGCATCGTCGCCGTCGAGGTCCTCGGCGTGGCCGGCGGGTCGCCGGTCGACGCCGACGCGGCCCTGGCCGTCACCGCGACATTCGCCGCCTCGGCGACCGGCTCGCGCCCTACCGCGGCCACTCTCGCGGTCACTACCGCGCTCGCCGCGTCCGCCGCAGGCACGCACCCGGTCGACGTCGCCCTGGCCGTCACGACGACGCTGACGGCGGCCGCAGCGGTCACCCCCGCGGGCGTTGCGGCATCTCTGCCGGTCACGACCACACTGACCGCGGCCGCCGCATATACCGGCGCCGCAGCAGCGAGCCTGCCCGTCACCACGACCTTGACCGCCGCCGCGGCCGCCGCCCGGCCCGTCGATGCCGCCCTGCCGGTGACCACGACGCTGGCCGCCGCAGCTACCCGCACGGCCACGGCCAGCGCGGCGCTGAGCGTGACCACGACGCTCGCCGCCGCGATCACCTACACCGGAGCCGGGGCGGCCACCCTCGCGGTCACCACGACCCTGACGGCCTCGACCGCCACCGTTGTCACCGCGAGCCTGTCGCTCACCACGACGTTCGCCGCGGCGGCGGGCCGCTCGACCTTCCCGTCGGCCGGGCTGAGCATCACGGCCACCCTGGCAGCCGCCACAACCCGGACCGCGACGACGGCCGCATCCCTCCCGGTCACGACGACCTTTACCGCGGCCAGCGCCGGCCAGCAGGCCATCGCCGCGGCGCTCGCGATCCTCACGTCCTTCGCCGCCGCGGCCGCCTCGGCGGGAGGCATCACCTATCGCCCGTTCGCCGGGACGACCGCCCGGCCCGGAACCGGCCGCACCAGCCGCCCGTTCGCGGGCACCACGCCCCGACCGTAGAGGGAGAACCATGGCAGCGAACATCGGAGAGGGCCGGGTCCTGCGGGTCTGTGACCTGTGCGGCGGCGTCGACGACCACCCCCGTCACGTCATCGCCGGAACAGCAGAGGACGCCTTCGCGAAGCCCTCCGACGAGATCCTGCAGAAGGTGATCGCCGCGGCCCCGAAGGCCGAGGTCGGCCGCCTGGTCCGCGACCTGGTCGACACGACCTCGTCCGACCGGCACCTGGACTGCTGCGCCGCCGCCGGCTGCCCGAACGACCTGTGCGGCCCGCAGGTCGCCGGAGCGCCCGGCACCGGAGCGCAGATGCTCGAGCACCTGGTGAACCTCGACGATCCGTTCGCGGACCGCGACGACGTGGTGAAGGCGGCCTGACATGACGCGGGGACTCTCGGCGGTCAACACCGCGAACGCGTGGCTGAACGTCATCTCCGGCACCACCTTCACCGGTGCGGCCGGATCGTTCATCCAGCTGCACACCGGCGACCCGGGGGCGTCCGGTACGGCCAACGTGTCGTCCGTGACCACCCGCCCGGCGCAGACCTGGAACGCGGCGTCGGCCGGCGCGAAGTCGGCCAGCGGCACCCCGTCGTGGACGTCTTGGGCCGGCACGTCGCCAGAGACGGTGACGGACGTGTCGGACTGGGGCGCGAGCTCGGCGGGCACGTTCTACTTCTCGGTCGCGCTCACCGCGTCGAAGGCTGTGCAGACCGGCGACACCCTGACTCTGAACTCGATGTCGGTGTCGCAGTCGCCGATCGCGGCCTGACGTGATCCTGCACGACCCGGTCACCCGGCTGCGTGCGGTCCTGACCTCGGACGGCTACGGCAACCAGGCCCGCAACTGGTCGAGCGTCACCTCGACGGACTTCCTGGTGCACTGGTCGGCCCGGACCGTCGAGGAGACGGTCGGCGACGAGCCGCGGACCTCCGGCACGGTGAAGCTGTTCGGCGGCCCGGACTTCGACCTCGAAGCCACGGACCGGATCGTCGGCCCGGACGGCCTGACGTACGAGGTTGACGGCGAGGTCATGCGCTCGTACGTGCGCGGCCAGCTTCACCACATCCGCGCCTACCTGCGTCGCATCGCGACCAAGGACTAGCTAGGGGGCCCGCCGCACGGGCACCGCTGGCCGGCCCGCTTCGGTCGGGTTATAGCCCCCTGTTTGGGCGGACCCCACCCCTCGACTGTACGCCGGAGGTGAGGCCGTGACGTACCCGCAGCTTCCCGACGCTGAGGCCGCGCTGGTCGCCTTCCTCGCCGCGCACTCGGCCCTCGCGCCGCTGCATGGCGGCCGCGTCGGCACCGAGCTGCAAGCTGACCTGGCCTGCCTGCAGGTGACCTCGCTCGGCGGCCCGCAGCCCTGGCCGTGGGAGGCCGCGCCGGAGTTCCAGGTATCGGCGTGGGGCGGCACCAAGGCCGAGGCCAGCGCGCTCGACCGCGCGGTCCGCGCCGTGGCCTGGGAGCTGGTCGGCACCGGCGTCACCGGCGGCCGCGTGACCGGCATGAGCATCCGCCTCGCCGGGCTCTGGTCGCCTGCCGATGACACCGGCCGTGCCCGGTATCGCAGCGACATCGCACTGACCGTCATGCCCTGAAAACCGGAGGACCAGTGGGCCCATTCATCGCCAAAGAGGACATCGCCGTCGGTGAGGCGCTCGCCTATGCCCGCGGCCAGCGCGTCGAAGCCGACGCCGTGAAGGCCAACGGCTGGGAGGCCCTGGTCGTCGGCGAAGGCACCAGGGAAGCCGCCGCCGTCATGGCCGAGCTCGGCCACCAGCCGGCGGAATCCGAAACCAAGACCAGCGGTCCGGCGAAGAGCGCCACCGCGAAGACGGAGGGCTGATCCGTGGCCGTCAACCCCATCACCTCGGCGGCGGTCCAGACCGGCCCCGGCCGGATCCGGTACGCGCCGCTGCTGACCACGATCCCGACGTTCTCGGTGACCGGGTCGAAGTTCAACCCGACGTGGACGAGCTGGGTCGACGTCGGCTCGACCGACGCGGGCATCACCTACACCGAGGCCGCCGAGACCGCCGACATCAAGGTCGCCGAGAGTCTCTACCCAATCCGCACGACCGTGACCGGCAAGTCCAGCCAGATCTCCGGCGTCCTCAACGAGGTCACCGACATCAACTGGAAGCTGGTCAACAACGGCGGCACGATCAACATCACCGGATCGACCGGCACGAAAATGTCGGAGTACATCCCGCCGCTGGCCGGCTCCGAGGTCCGGGTGATGCTCGCGTTCCAGTCGAACGGGGACGACGAGATCATCGTGTGGCCGCAGGTGTTCCAGGTCGGCTCGATGGAGTACGTCCGGGGCACGTTCGAGACCAAGGCCGGGCTGTCCTTCCAGTTCAACGCCGAGATTCCGGCGTCCGGCTACACCACGCCGTACCGCCGGTTCACCGCCGGGGCGCTCGCGCTCGGCTGATCCGCCCTCAGTCCGCCGCCTTCCGGGGCGGCTTTTTCGTGCCCGGCCGCCGCCCCCGAACCGGTGGCCGGGCACTTCGTTCGGGATGTTCGGGTAGGAGAAACAGTGGCATCTCTCGGTTCCTTCGGCGCTGCGGCGCGGGAGTACGACCCGGCCGTGGCCGAGCGCCCGACCATCGAGTTCTACGGCGAGACGTTCACCATCTGGGACGAGATCCCCGCCATCCTCGAGCTGACCCTGACGGCGGCAGCTGCCGGGAAGGTGTCCGCGTTCGAGGGTGACGTCGCGTTGCACGAGGCGCTGCGGCATGCCCTGTCCGTCCCGGCGCACGAGGCCGACGGGAAGAAGGTCAAGGCCGACGGCGCGCAGTGGCGGCGCTTCGCGCAGCTCGCGGCCGACAACTGTGCGCCGAGCGAGCTGCTGACCGACGTCTGCTTCCGGATCATGGGGTGGCAGGTCGGCCGCCCTACCGAGCAGCGGTCCACCTCTTCTCCTGGATCGCTGCCAACTTCGACGAGTTCGAGCAGCTCTGCCTCGGGCTCCCCGGGCTCGCCGGACTCAACCCCGGACGCCGCGGGCTCGGCTGGCTGAACGACGTCTCCGGCCGGCTGCTGCTCAACATCGCCGACCGGCATCTGCGGCCCACCCAGCACGGCCAGCGCTGCGTCCCGCAGCAGTGCCGTCCGGGCTGCCCGATCCACGAGTACGAGGCCAACCTGCACGAGCCGGTCCTGGCGTCGGAGATCGCCGAGGCGAAACGGCAAGAGGAACGGCTGAAGGCGTACGCCGCCGGCGAGACACCCGAGGGGGCGCCATGAAGACCGACAACCGGCCCACCTCGCAGGCAGCGCTGCGCGAGCTTGCGAACTCGGAGCAGGCGCAGGACGCGGCACGGGCAACCGCGCTCGACATCCGCAACGACGCCCGCCGTCTGGCGGCGAAGCGGACCGGTAACCTGCGGCGCCACATCGTGGTCGAGGAGTACACCGACCTCGAGACCGGCATCGAGGGCTTCGCCGTTGGCTGGGACGACCGGGCCTGGTACGGCTGGATCGTCGAGAACGGCACCGAGGACACGGCGCCGAAGCCCCACCTCGTCCCGGCCGCCATCAAGAACGGCGCGACCTTCCAGGGTGGCGGTGGGCTGTGACCGTCCTGCGCCGTGGATACGTCCCGGTCGAGCCGGATGTCACCGGGTTCGACGACAAGCTGAAGGACAAGATCCGGCAGCAGGACCCGGGCGGCAAGGCCGGCAAGCAGATCGGCGGCCAGCTCAACCGGGCGCTGAAGAAGGTCAACCTCGACCCGATCGACATCAAGGGCAACCCGCGGGACGCCCTGGCCGCGATCCGGGAGACGGAGCTGAAGCTCCGGGCGCTGGCCGGCGACTCGGCCACCGTCGAGGTGAAGATCCAGACCGAGCGGGCGCTGGGTCAGCTCGCCCGGTTCAAGAAGCAGCTCGGCGACGTCGTCGAGGACGAAGCCGCCCCGGTCGCGGCCCGCGGGTTCGTCAACAAGTTCTCCGAGGACGTCAACCAGCTACTGCAGAAGGCACCGATCAACCCGGGCATCGTCGCCGCGGGCGTCGCTGCCGCCCCGCTGTTGGCCGGCGTCATCTCCGGCGCGGTGGTCGGCGCGGCCGGTCTGGGCGGCGTGATCGGCGGCATCACGCTGGCCGCCCGCGACCCGGCCGTGCAGACGGCGGGCCTGCAGCTCGGCGCTACCCTCCTCGGTGGTCTGCAGAAGCGGGCATCCGGCTTCGTGCAGCCCACCCTCGACGGCATTGCGAAGGTCGAGCGCCGATTCAACGAGCTCGGCCCGGACCTCGACCGGATCTTCGCCTCGTCCCGGTTCGTCGACCCGCTGGTCAACGGGATCACCCGCGGCGCGCAGGGCTTCGTCAAGGGCTTCGCCGATGCGATCGAGAACGCCGACCCGGTCATACGTCAGCTCAGCAGCACCTTCGAGCGGCTCGGTACCGCCACCGGCGACCTGTTCTCCAAGATGGGCCAGAACGCCGAAGAGGGCGCTTCCGCGATCGGCGACCTCACCGACGCGACTGTCGAGTTCATCGACAAGGCCGGCGACACGGTCGTCGTCCTCACCAGGATCTACGGCGCGGTCGACAACTTCAACGACCTGTTCGAGAAGACCACGCACGGCCTGAGCCTCCTCGAGGCATTCAACCCGGCGGCCCCGTTCCTCTCGCTGTACGAGGCGCTCAACGGGACTAAGAAGAGCACCGAGCTGACCACGGCCGCGCTGTCCACCTACCAAGAGGTGCTGGAAAAGACGCGGGCCGCTGCGGGCGGCGTGGTTGACGCCAGTAAGCAGATGGTTGCCACTGACGACGACGTCAAGGCGTCCCGGGTCGCTTTGACGCAGACGCAGGAGGACTTCAACCAGTCGCTCGCCAACATGGGCCCGGCCGGCAGCGAAGCGACGAGGATCGTTGACGGCCTGCGGAAGGCGACCGCGAGCCTGTACGGCACGCAGGAATCCGGCATCGACGCGAACGAGGCGTATCAGGCGAGCTGGGACGGCCTGTCGGAGTCGGTCAAGTCGAACAAGCGCAGCCTCGACGTGCACACCGCCGCGGGCCGCGCCAACCGGGATGCGCTCGAAGCACTGCTCACCAGCTCTCGCGACATGTACTTCGCCGACATCAACGCCGGTGTTGCGATCGACGATGCGCGCAAGAAGCATGAGAAGCGCACGGGTGCGATCGAGCGGGAGGCCGGCAAGCTCAAGCTGAACAAGGACGCCACCAAGGATCTGATCGGCACCTACGGCAAGATCCCGGCGAAGAAGGAGACCGACCTCGTCCTCGACGGCGTCAGCAAGGTCGTCAGCGCGCTGAAGGACCTGTACGTCTACCAGCGGTCCCTGGCGACCGGCGAGCCCATCGGCTCGATCATTGCCCAGCTCAACAAGGAGAAGGGCCCGGCCAAGCGCTACGGCGGGTACCACACCGGCGGCTTCACGGGCGACGGCGGCAAGTACGAGCCGGCCGGCATCGTGCACCGCAGCGAGTTCGTTCTCCGCAAGGAGGCGACCAGCAGCATCGCGCGCACGCACCCGGGCCTGCTCGAGGAAATGAACGCGACCGGCCAGGTGCCGGGCTACGCCGCCGGCGGCCAGGTTGCCCCGGTCGAGGCTCGCGGCCTGCGGTACCTGATCAACGCCCGTGGCACCGAGATCCCGTCCCGGGCGCAGGTCGCCGCGAAGGTGACGCCGGAGTTCGGCAACTGGCCGTCCAGCCCCAGTGCCCAGCGCGGCGACTCCGGCGTGTGGCGCCGGGTGGTAGCCCTGATCAAGGGCACGGGGCCGGTCTCCGGCAGCTTCGGCAACGCGTACCGGCCGGGTGACCCGCTGTGGCACGGCTCCGGCCGGGCGGTCGACTGGATGGGCTACGAGCAGGACGCCCTGGCCACCTTCCTAGCGTCGAAGCGGCCGCTCGAGCTGATCCACCGCACCGCGCAGCGGGACTACGCGTACACCCGCGGGAAGAACAAGGGCTCGTTCAACGAGGGCCTGATGAACGCCCACCGCAACCACGTCCACATCGCCATGGATGACGGCGGCATGCGGATGCTGCAGCCCGGGATGAACCTGATCCCGAACGGCACCGGCCGGCCCGAGCCAATCGCCGGACCTGCGGCGATGGCGGCCCTCGGTGGCGACGTCCACATCCACATCCACGACTCGGTGATCACGAGCGAGCGCGCGGCTGTCGACCTGGTGGCGAGGGCCTACAACACCGCGGTCGCCGAACGGAAGATCAGGAAGCCATGACGGTCCGCGGCTACCGGCTCGGCCTGGACTGGTCGCGCGCCGGAACGTACGCCGGCCCGTACGAGGATGCGTCGGTCTCGTCGGACACCAGCATCGTGATCGACGTCGGCCGGGACACCTCCCGCGCCACCGCCGACCTCCCCGCAGGGACGCTCAGCTTCAAGCTCGACGACAGCGCCCGCGCTCTCGCCCCCGACCGCACCGCCTCGCCGCTCTACGGCAAGGTGGCCCCGGGCGTCCCGGGTCGGCTGGACCTGACCGTCTCCAGCGTGACGACGGCGCTGTTTGTCGGCGCCCTCGACAAGCTGACCTACGACCCGAACGAGTGGTCGCTGTCCGGCACCCTGATGGACGCATGGGGCCTGGTCGCCAGCCAGAAGATCAGCACCGCGGTCTACCAGGGCATGCGCACCGGCGACCTGATCGGCATCATCCTCGACGCGATCGGCTGGCCGGCCGACAAGCGCAGCCTCGACCCCGGCGCCACCGTCGTGCCGTTCTGGTGGGTCGAGGGCAAGGGCGCAGCCGACGCGATCCAGGAGCTGGCCGACAGCGAGGGCCCGCCTGCGATCTGCTACGTCGACCAGGGCGTGTTCGTCTTCGAGGACCGCCATCACCGGCTGCTGGCCGCCCGGTCGACGACGGCGCAGGCCACCTACACGCACATCTACCCGGAGGGCACCGGCCCGGGTGGGGACATCAAGATGCTGCGCGGGTCGATCAGCTATGACCACGGCCGCAGCAACATCGTCAACTCGGTCAGCTTCGAGGTCGACATCCGCGCTCCCGCCGAGACTGCGGTCGTCTGGTCCACCGACACGCCGTTCGTGGTGCCCGCGGGAACGACGAACACCATCCTGGCGCAGGCGCAGACGGACCCGTTCATCAACGCGGTCGTCGAGGCGGGCGACTACACGCTGCTCGGCGGCACGATCACCGTCGCCCTGGACCGCGACTCCGGCCAGGCGCTGGCCATCTCGGTCACCGCCGGCGGCACCGACGCGACCGTGGCGACGTTGCAGGTGCGGGCCTCACCGCTGTCGGTTGTCCGCACGGTGAAGGTCGAGGCCGAGGACGCCGGGTCGGTGCTGTCGAAGGGCCACAAGTCCTGGGACCGGCCGCTGCCGTGGGCGGGGCCGTACGACGCGCAGGCCATCGCCGACCGCATCGTCTCCACCTACGCCACCGCCCGGCCCGTCCTGACCTTCAGCATCGACGGCGCGATCAACAGCACCTACCTGGCCGAGTTCGCCGCCCGCAAGATCTCCGACCGGATCACGGTCCGCGAGGACATCGTCGGCGTCAACGGCCCGTTCATCGTCGAGAAGATCAGCCGCGAAATCGTCTCGCTCGGCGTCAACTCCCGCCTGACCATCACGTGCGAGCCGCCGCAGCCGACCCAGGCCGCCAACGCGCTGACCTTCGACGTGGCCGGCAAGGGCTTCAACGACGGCGCGTTCACAGCCGACGGCGTCGACAACCCAGCCACCCTGTTCCGCTTCGACGTCGCCGGCGTCGGCTTCGACCAAGGAGTGTTCGGGACGTGAGAACCGCGCTGGCCTACCTCAACTGGGGGCGCTGGGTGGCCGACTGCCCTGAGGCGGGTTGCTTCGACGCCCGCGCCGTCTACCACCCGGAGACCGGGCAGCGGCAGGCCGAGGACGTATGCAAGAACGGCCACCCGTTCCGGATCGACATGCCGCCGCCGTCCCTCGAGGCGCAGTTGCTCGCCGCGGTGGTCGAGCGCCAGAACGACGCCGACCGGAGCTGGTATCCGAAGGGTCACCCGCGGGCGACGCTGGCCGGCCTGCCCACCGGGCAGTCCGTCACGGAGCTGATCGCCGAGGGCAGGCAGGTGGAGACGTACCGGGCGGCGGAGCAGGAGAGCGAGCGCGGCCGGCTGCGCGAGTTGCTGAGCGGGCTCGGCCTGAAGGTCGGTCCTGATGGTCGCGTCGAGGGGAACATCTGATGGCCTGGTCCACCCCGCTCACCGCGGTTTCGAATGCGACGCTGACGGCCGCGCAGTGGAACGCCTCGGTTCGCGACAACATGCTCGTCACGCCGGCGGCGCTGGCGACCACCGCGGGCAGCATCTTCGTGGCGACCGGCACGAACGCGATCGCCCAGAGGACGCCGGCGGCGAACACGGTGCCCACGTCGCAGACCACGACCAACACGTCCTACGTGGACCTGGCCACGGCCGGGCCTGCGGTGACCGTGACCACCGGCACGACGGCGCTGGTGATGATCGACTGCGAGATCTCCCACGGCTCCACGGGCGTCTCGGCCTATATGGGCTACGCGATCTCCGGCGCGACCACGCTGGCCGGCACCGACACCACTGCGTTGAAGTCGACCAACGCGTCCGGTTACCCGATCGCCGCGACCCGCGCGATTCTTCAGTCGGTGACCGCCGGCAGCAACACGTTCACCGCGAAGTACCGGGTCGACTCGGGCACGGGCACGTTCGTGCAGCGCCACATCAACGTCATACCGTTCTGATCGGGAGGACCTAGTGGACTGGTCGGCGGGCTACGTGCCGCCCCTGCTGAAGGGCATGCACAGTGTGCGGGCGGACGTCGGCTCGTCGCCGATGTTCACCGACCGCACCCAGTACCTGGTGACGCTGGAGATGTTGTCGCTGATCAGCATGGTGATGAAGGTCGTGCAGGACCTCGCGCCGGCGACCGTCACCGATGCGTTCTGGCAGGCGCGGCTGAACATCGCGATCGACACCGGGCCGAACGGTGACCGGTCGGGCTGGCCGGGCTGGGTGTTCCTCCAGGTCCCGCCGGAGCAGCTCGCCCGGTACGGCGCGACCGAGGCCGACTCGATCGCCGTGCTTCAGGCGAAGATCAACGCCTACAACGCGGGGAGCTGACCATGCCCGCCTGGACCGTCGTCCCGTGCCTGCTGAAGCTGCGCGACGAGTTCAACCGGCTCAGCCCCGGCCGGGACAAGGGCGCCGACGGCACGATCGGCGACAGCAACCACACCTCGACCTCGGACCACACCCCCGACGAGGACTCGACCGCCCTGCGCGGCAAGGACGCCGACAGCAGCAACGAGGTCCACGCCCTCGACATCGACAGCTCCGGCCCCTGGCCGGACGGCAAGCGCGGGGACATCGAGGGCAGCTGGTTCGACAAAGAGATCAAGAAGCTGATCGCCGAGGAGAAGCGGCGCTGGCTCGATCCGAACGACATGTGCCGCCTGAACTACATCATCTGGCGCGGCCACATCTACGACAAGGACGACAACGACTTCGCGCCGAGGGCCTACACCGGCGCGGACCCGCACACCAACCACGCCCACTTCAGCGCCCGGTACGAGACCCGCGCCGAAAACGACACCCGCCCCTGGGGCATCTGGGAGGACGACGACATGGCACTGAGCAGCGCCGAATTGGACGACATCGCCGAGCGGGTGTGGGCGCGCAAGCTGCGCAACCCGTACAGCAACACCGACCAGGCAGCCGGCGACATCCTGCGGTACGCGCCGAGCCGGCAGGGCCACCTCGATACGCAGACCGCGATTGCCGCGCTGTCGGCGCAGCTCGCCCAGTTCGTCACCGCCGAGGCCACCGACGACGCGGCCCGGGCGGCGGCGCAGACGCAGATGCGGGAGGCCCTCGACGGCTTGGCTGCCAGCGTCGTGGCGCAGGTGATCGCCGCGCTGCCCGAGGGTTCCGACCCGGTCAGCCAGGAGGAAGTCACGACCGCGGTGAGTGCCGCGTTCCGGTCGGCGTTCGCCGCGTGATCCGGCTTGTGCCGGGCAAAGGCGGATCATGAGTGAGCCCCGAGAAGCTGATTGGCTATATCAGGGACGCGGGCTGCGTGCTGGTGGGCCTGGGCGGGATCACGTACCAGATCGTCAGCGGCGAGGTGAACGGCCAGCTCCTCACGACGTGCATGGGGCTGCTGGGCATCGCGGGCGGGATCCGGGTGTGGCAGCTGCGGCCCGGTTCGAGCACGGCTGGTCGTGGACGATCGTCGGGGTCACGCTCGTCGGGCTCACGCTCGCGGTCGCCCTCCTCTTCGTCGGCGGACGGTGAGCCGTGACCACGCCGAGGGTGCGGCTTTGGTACGCGCTGCTGGTGAGCTTCGTGGCGTGCGTGGTCGTGGCCGGTTCGTCGGTCGGGTATGCGAGCTGGGTGAACCAGCAGGCTGAGCGGCGCTCGGAGGCGGCCCGGCAGGAGTCGGACCGGCGCTGGTGTGCCCTGCTCACCGACCTGGACGACGCGTACCAGGGGCCGCCGAAGCCGACGACCGCGCTGGGGCTGAAGGTGGCCGAGGAGATCCACCGGCTGCGCCTCGGCTTCGGCTGCCCGGCACGCTGAACGCACGCAGGGCCCGGCGGCTGGTGACCGCCAGGCCCTGTCGCGCTTGCTGCCACGGGATCCCGGGGCCTCCCCCTGGGGCTGTGGCCAGCCCCGCCAGTCCGGCTGGCACGGTGTCGGTCGTTTGCCCGCGTCCGGGCGTGGAGGCCTCCTCCACCCCGCCGGTTTGCCCTGGTGGGGCGCGCCCGGCGGGGGCGCTGCCTGGCCGCCGGCACCACCCGCTGCGTCCTGACACCCCTAGCGTCGCACCCTGAAAATTCAGGCACAAGCGCCTGAATATGTCTCACCTGATCGGCTTGCTACACCTGGCCGTTCGGCTGATACGCCCCAGGTCAGGGGCTTGCCTCGACCCAGGTCCCGCCGACGGTCCGCATCCAGCGCCGCGCCGTAGCCCGCGCCAGCCGCTCGGCACCCAGCCCGGCGTATACGCACGCCCCCGGGCGCAGCGGGCCGACGCCGTACCAGCGCGCATACCAGCCGCCCACCACCGTGCCGACCGCGACGAACGTGGCGGCCTGGTCCCACTCGCCGCCGTTGCGCCACCGCTGCCGCTCGGCGTGCCGCCCCAGCGCCGTCACCCGCTCCATCCCGCCAGTAGAACACGCGTTCGAAGGGAACTGCCATGTCGTTCAAACCCTCGCGCGACCCCGCGCTCTACCTGTTCCTGGTCGCGACCGGCGTCCGGCTGCTCTCGGCCTTCGTCCTGCACGTCGACGACGAGACTCAGGCGCTGATCAACGCCCTCGCCACCGCGATCGCGGGCGCGATCGTCGCGCTCGTCGTGGTCCGCGACAAGCAGGTGCCCGCCCTGCTCGGCGTCACCCAGGCGCTGCTCGCGCTCGCGGTCGGCCTCGGCCTGGACGTGTCGGCCGAGAACCAGGCCCTAATCATGTCGTTCGTCGGCGGCCTCGCCGCGGCGTTCGTCCGCACCCAGGTCACCGCACCGGTCAGCTCCATCGGAGACCGCCAGATCTAGCACCGGGCCGCGCATCCTAGCGGCACCCACCGACAAGTTCGGCCCCTCGCCTTCGGGCGGGGGGCCGCTTTCGCGTGTCCGGGCTACTTCTTCTGGATGGTGATGTCCAGGCCGCTGTCCGGATGGTAGGTCCACCGGGCCGAGTATCCGGGCCAGGAGTCGGTCTGCTGACCGTCGAGCGCCCGCGTCCCGTCGATGTGCTGCACCACCGCGGCCGGGGCCTTCAGCTCCTTGAGGATGCACGCCTCGGTCTGGACGTCGACCGGGCCGAGGATCTGCTTCGTCCCGGCCGCGTCGATGATCAGCGTCCGGCCGCCGTCGGCGAGGGTCGTGCTGGTCCGGCCGTCGTTGCACGCCTTGTCGGCGTCGGCGAGCGCCGAACCGGACGCGCGGTTCCAGATCAGCGAACCGGCGCCGACGAGCACGATCAGGACGGCGACGATGATGCCGCGGGTCCGGCCCGACCAGGCGGACCAGCCGGACCGGGCCGGCGTCGGGGCCGGCCAGCCGGCGGGCTCAGTCGGCGGCTGCGGTGCGGGCTGATAGGTCATCGCGGCGTCCCTGCTCGATCGGTGACGGGTCGCTCACAGGGTGAGGCCGGATCGGGCTGGCGTCGAGCGCGCAGCCGACAGATCAGATGATCGGCCCCGGTCACTGTGGATGATCGGCCGACCTACTCCGCGCCGACCCACGCCTTCAGGTCCTCGACGGCGTAGGCGTTCACCCCCCGCTTCTCCCCGACCGGTGCCGGCACCGTCCCCACCTTCCGCTGCAACCGCTTCTTCGTGGCCTCGTACGACCAGGGCAGCACACCGGCGTCGATGGCGTCCCGCAAGGTCATCATGTCCCCGTCCCCAGGGACATTGCTGCTCAGGCCGCTATCAAGCCCCGCCGGGACTTCCGCGAGACCCCTTGCCTGCTTTGCGGTCAAATACGCAACTTGTACCTCAGTGGCCGTTCCGCCGATCACAACCTGCCAACGGCCCAACGTGCGACTCGCACGCGGCATCGCAGCCTCCGGCACGAGCATCTTCCACGCGTTCGTCGTGTACCGCGCCAGGCACCGGATGCCGAAGTTCTCCCGCGCCTCGGGCCCGCCGATCGCCCGCGCCGTCAGCATCTGCGCGATCGCCAGCACGTTGACCAGCGCGCTGCGGCCCATGAACAGGATGTCGGCCAGCGCGGCGATCGCCGGCGACTTCTTCGGATCGGACTTCTCCCGCGTCTCCGCCCAGTAGTTCGTGAGCTGCCCGATCGTGGCGTTCAGCTCCTCGCAGATCACGAAGTACCGCTCGCCCGGGACCCAGTCGTCGTCCTCGTACAGCGCCATGTCGTTGCGCTCGTTCGCCAGGCCGGCCAGCCGGATCAGCGCGTCGTGCATCTGGTGCGGCTTCGTGCAGTAGTCCACGCCCGGCAGCCCCACCGCCCAGCGGTGCGAACCCTTCCGGTCCAGGATGACCACCCGGCCGCCGCGCCGGAGCACCTGCACCGCGATGAGCTGGGCGAGGACGCTCTTGCCCGCGCCCGAGCCGGCCGAGAGCGCGATGTGCGGGCTGTCGTCCTTGAGCGAGATGATGACCGGCACGTCGCCCGGCCCCTGGCCGACGTAGAACTCCCACTCCTGCAGCCGGTCCAGGTGCCGCATGACGTGCTCAAGGTTCACCTGGGCGGGCGGCCGCTTGCGCACGGTCCAGCGGGCGCGGACCCGGCGGCCGACCTGGTTCCACGACTCGACCAGGTCGGACACGGGGATCTTGCTGGTGATGATGCTGCTCACGAGCTGCCGCTGCTCGGCGGTCAGGTACGGCGTCTCGACCAGCAGCTCGATCCGCGGGCCCAGCACCTCACCCGGCCGCCGGAACACGACCAGCTTCGACGTGGCGGGCCGCGCCCAGCCCTGCACCCGCCACACCCCGCGCTGCACCCGCTCCGGCAGCCAGCGCAGCACTGGCTCCACCCGCTCGCCGTACCAGCGCCGCGCCGCCACCTCCGCCGGGGACAGCGGCTTCGCCAGCCGCGGCGTGAGCTGACCGAGCGCCGGGTCCACCAGCAGCCGTACCCGGATGTCGTCCAGGCCGAGTGCGGGCGACATCGCGGCCAGCGTCGGCGCGATGTACTCCCCGACGAACCGGGACCGCCGGGCGAACCGCGGCCCGCGCCACACGGCCAGCAGGACCAGGGCGCCGACGACAACCTGGGCGGCCGTTTGGTCGAACATCGCCACCACGACGGCCGGGGGCAGGCCGAGCCGCCACGCCTGCCGCTGCCACCCGGCCAGCCGGGCCGGGCCGGGCCGCAGGTAAGGGTGCCCGGTCCGGCCGTCGATGGGCCGGCCGGAGGCGTACCGGTAGAGCCAGTGCTTGCCGTCGTCGGCCACGTCGTCCTTTCAAGGTGGTGGCGCAGGCCGCGTCGACTGCGACCTGCGCCCCTCTTACCTGCTACTTCGGGTCGTTGTCGAAGATCCCGGTGCCCTTCTTCGCCATCAGCCGTTGCCGCCCTTCGCCTGCTCGTTGGCCAGCCGTCGGTAGGCCTCCTGGCCGGCCTGCTTGGCCGTCTTGCCCTCCTGCCGCAGCTCCTTCTTGACCTGCTCGTACTTTTTGTCCGCCATCTCGTTCACCTCCTCTCAGCTCTCCTCTGTGTGGACGAGGTGCCGCAGCGCGGCGCCCATGCCGAGCACGGCAACCGGGACGCCGGACACGGCGAGCGTGATCCACCACGGCGCCGAGGTCATGCCCGCCGCGATCATCAGGTGGTACGCCGCCTGACCTGCGAAGCCGAGGACCAGCGAGCCCATCGCCGACCACCGGGCGAACCTGCGCGCCTTGGCCGGCACCGCCCCGGACATCCACACGTTCAGCGCGTACGCGGCGTAGGCCTCCAGGCCGATGGGCAGGGTGATCGCCGTGTTGAGCTGGGCGTCGTCCCAGATTCCCGGCAGCGGGTGGACGATCCCGAACCCGGTCAGCCGGCCGAGGTCGACCCACCCGGACCAGATGGCGACGAACGCGCCGAACGCGATCAGCACCACCGGCCACGACCGCGGCCGCCGACGGGCCGGGTGCTTCCCGGGTGCTTCCGAGATCACCTCGGCGGGCAGCGGGGCGGCAGGCTCCAAGACCATCGGGACCTGGTCGGCGTTGACGGTCGGGAAGCGGACCCGCGGGACCGGCCCCGATCCCGGGTGGCGCTTCCGAGACGTCAACCGGCGCAGCGTCTTCCGGGCGTCCCGGCGCCGCTGCACGCCAGCCTCGCGGGCCTCGTCGCCGAGACGCGAAAGCACCTCGTTGACGACCGGCCACCCCTTCGACAGGTGCCGCTGAAGCTCCCGCTTCGACGGCAGCCGGCCGCCGGCGGTCAGCTCGCGGCCCCTCGCGAGGAGGTCGGCGTCGACCTCGACACGGCCGTTGTCGGTGATCGTCATCGCGCACCGACCTGGTCGCGCTCGGCCGCTGGCTCGTCGGCGGGGCTGAGGTCATCGGCGATGCGCCGCTCCATCAGCAGCAGCGTCACCCAGCCGACGCCCCACGGCACGACGACGCCTGCGGCCACCAGCTTCGCGCTGACGTCGGCGAACGGAAGGTAGGCGGGCGCTGCGATCCACAGCGAGGTGGCGGTCGTGCACAGCGCCGCAGTAGCGGCGAGGCGCTTGAGGCCGACCCGCGGCAGCGACAGGGACACGCTGTAGGGGAGGCTGCGGAGCCACGTAGCGGGTGTCATGACACCCACGCTAACATGGGTGTCATGACACCTACAACCGTGACTACGCGATCAGGTCATGACACCCTGATCGGCGTGACGTCGAAGGGCACCGACCGCCGGACCATCCGGGTCGAGCCAGACCTGTGGGATGAGTTCGGCGTCGCTGCTGACGCACAACCCGACAAACGGTCGGGCGTGCTGCGCGAATTCATGCGCTGGTACCTCGGCAAGCCCGGCGCCGAACTGCCGAGTCGCCCGGCCGCCGACGATGAGTGACAGCCCGAACCTCGACGAGATCCCGGTCGCGCTCTACCGCTTCTTCGACGCCGATAACGAGCTGCTCTACGTCGGCATCACGATCAACCCCAGCGCGCGGTTCGCCAAGCACCGAGCCGTCGCGGCCTGGTGGTCGGCGGCCGACCACAAGACGATCACCTGGTTCGACACCCGAGAGGACGCGGTCAAGGCCGAACTGGCCGCCATCCGGTCGGAGAGCCCGCGCTACAACCTGGCCGGAACCAAGGCCTTCAACGGTGGCGGAGGGCGGCCCGTCACGGTGCTCACCGACCAGCAGCGCGCTGCCCTCGCCGACCTCGCACTGAAGGCCGACGCGGCGCGCGACGCCGAGGCTCTGATGTGGCAGGCGGCGCTGGACGCGCGGGCTGCCGGCGTTCCTGACGTGCTTCTGTGCGAGGAGTCGGGCCTGAGCCGGGCCACCCTGAACCGCAAGTTCGGCCCCCGGCGCGAGCTGCTGGCGAGCCGATGACCTGACCGCCTGGGACGCAAGAACGGCCCCTCACCTTCGCGGGTGAGGGCCGTTCTGCGTTGCTCAGCTCTCCGGCTTCTCGGCGATCTCGGGCCGGTGCTCGCGGATCCAGCGTTCGACGTCGGTGGAGCGCCACACCTTGCCGCGGGCGAGCTGCCGCCACGGGTCGGGGAAGTCCTTGCGGCCCACGATGATGTAGGCGCGCTGGGTGGAGACGCCGAGGCGTTCGCGGATCTCCTGCGCGCCCATCGGGAACAGCTCCTCGGCCATACCCCTGAAGGTAGACAGCCCGTGATCTTGATGTAACGCAAACGGTCTAAGGGGTATGGCCTAGGGGGTTGATATGGACTAACCTCCCCTGCATCGGGAGGCGGGTGTCAGGCAGGTAGGCCGGCGCCCGTCGCCCTCCCGCAGCGGAGGGGTTGAGGCCATGTACCACCAGGGCGACCGCGTCACCATCGAGCCGATCGACGCCGACCCGTGGATCCTGCACATGCAGCAGCAGGTCACCGTCGACTCCCGGCACGCGGGCGGCGGCTACATGGTCAAGGTCGGCTCGGCGTCGGACGACAACACCGTTCATGGACCGATCCCCGACGCCCGGCTCCGGCCCGGCTGGGTCGAGCAGGACGGCACGGTCCGCGTCGGCATGAACGGCCGACGCCCGTGAAGGCCTGGATCCACATGCTGTGCGGCAGGGCGGCGAAGTTCCCCGCGGGCACCGACCCGAACGCCAAGCAGACGCCGTGCCCGAACTGCGGCGTCGCTCTCGGCGGCTGGGCTCCGGCGTGAACGGCCCGGTGATGGACTTCTTCGCCACCCCGGCGCCCCTCGGGCGCAAGGGTCAGGTGCGGTCTCTCGGCGACCGGAACCGGCGGGTGCTGGCCAAGCGGGCCGGCGACCCGAAGGGCTCGGCTGAGGCGTGCGAGGACCTGGAGCGCGCGCACCCTGGCATCGTCGTCTGCTGGTTCCCGCGCAACACCTGCCGCGGCTTCGAGCGCGATCCTGGCTTCTACGCCTGGCCGGCCGGCACCGATCCGGGTTGGATGTCGACGACCGGCTGGGTACGGCGGCACGAGTGGTACGGCGCGACGGCCGAGGAGCTGGCCGTACAGCTTCCCTAGTCCTCGGCCGGGTCGGGCCGGTGCACGGCCGCCCATGCTTCGACGTCGTCGCGGTGCCAGACCCTGCCCATGGCGAGCACGGCGACCGGCCGCGGGAAGTCGGGACGGCGGACGATGGAGTCGACCCGCTGGGCGCTGACGCCGCCGAAGCGCACGCGGAGCTCGGCCGTGCCCATGAGCGGAATCGGGTCCATTGGGGCGACCGTAGGGATACCGCAAGTTGCTGATCATCACGTTGGTGACCACCAACTAGGCAGCCCGCATCCTGCACCGAGAGGTAGCGCTTGGCAACAGTCTGTGCGGGGGAATGGCCGATCATCCCATTGCACTGTGTCTGGACGTGATCACTGAGCGTGGATCTCGGGGGTCGGGTGGGCCGTTACGACGATGACGTTCCCGCAGCTCACGGCGAATAGTCGGCACTCTCAGAGATCCACCGGGGAGGGATCCAATGCTCAACGCGGTCAACGCAATCATCTATCTACCGATCGGCATAGCCCTCGACAGCGTCTACTCCAGACAGTGCATGCAGCACGTCGTCCGCCGCGGCTACGAGCTGCTCACCATCGTCCAGCAGTGGTCCGCCGTCGAGCAGCTCCTGAAGGCCGGCCGCGCCCAGGTCGTCGTCTTCGCCAGCCGGGATCACTGGAGCGACGACTTCTCGCCGCGGATCGAGTTCGTCGGCGAAGACACCGTCGACCTGGTCCGCATCGGCCGCTCCCGGCCACGCAACGAGCGCCGGACGGGCGACGACCGCAGTCGCCGCCCGGGCCGCATCACCCGCTGAAGACCGATCACACCGCGACCGGAAGGCTGGCCACAGCGGCCGCCATCCGGTCGCGATTGACCTCTACGTATCTCCTGGTGGTGCCCGGTTCGGAGTGGCCGAGTAGCTCCTGCACCGCGACCAGATCCCGGGTGCTGTCGTAGGTCATCGTCGCGAACCGGTGCCGCAGGGTGTGCATGCTGATCCCCCGGAAGCCGAGCTTCGCAATCCGGTAGTTCCCGCGGTGCGCTACCTGCGCCGCCGTCAGCCGGCGGCCGGCATCGTCGACCGCGATCGGGCCGGACGGCAGACCCTTGACCGCCTCCCAGATCAGCGGATGGCACGGCACGAACCGCTCCCGGTCACCCTTGCCGTGCAGCCAGATCCGCTCGGCCGTGATGTCATCGCGGTTGAGCCGGCTGATCTCGATGCACCGCAACCCCCCGAATGCGGCCAGCAACACCCAGACCAGGAACGGCATCGGGATCCGCCCCCGGATCTCGGCCAGGATCCGCTCCGGCGCCGGCTTCGGCTTGCCCTTCGTCGGCTTGATCTCCGGCAGCTCCGCGGTCGCGTCGAAGTCCAGCCGGGGCCGCTTGGGATCGGTCGCCCACCGGCCGAACCCCCGCAGGATCCGCACGTAGTGCGAGCGGGTCGTCTTGCCGCGCTCGCCGCCGCCGCGTTTGGCCGGCGACGTGGAGAACAGCCAGTCCTCGAGCTCCTCGGTGCTGGCCGAGTACAGCCCGTACGGCAGCTCCCGGTCGGCCTGGCGCAGGGTGCGGACGTAGGTGGCGATCGTGTTGGGGGAGCGGTCGAGCCGGCGCAGGTGCCGCTCGTAGTCGTCGATCAGGTCCACGGTCAGGCTTCCTCTCCGGCGAGCGCTTCGGCCAGGGCGTCGAGCACGACGAGCGTGCCGACGCGGGCCTGGCGATCGGTGATGGCGGGGCTGGCGTGCAGCGCCTCGATCTGGTCGACGGCGACGGCGTAGGCGGCTTCCGGTGCGCGGTTGCGCATCCGGTCGGCGAGGGTGCCGACGAGCTGGTGTCGGGCGCTGGCGCGGTCCATCGTCCGAGCGTTGTCCGGTGTGCGGGATCTGGGCATCGGTCGCGGACCTATCGCTGGGTGGGCCGGTCGCCGGGGCGGACCGGGTTGGGCCGCCGCTTGCGTGCCGGAACGGCTGAGACGGGGCGGGTGTGGCCGGGCTTCGGCTGCCTGATCGGCCGAGGCGGCTTGCGGGATTCCGGCACCGGGCTCACCCCTTCGGGTCGGCCGACGAGAGCTTGTCCTATCGTCACGAGCCGCTCGGCGGGCGCTTGATCAAAATCCCGCCCCGACCCCCTGTCCTTGGGGATCAGGTCGGCGATGTCGACGTCGAGGACCTGGGCGATTGCCTCCAGGTCGTCAAGGTCGAATGCGACTGCCCCGTTGAGCCGCCGGGAGAAGTACGGCTGGCTCTTGCCGATCTGTTTGGCGAGCTGGACGCCGCTCATCCGGCGTCTGGCCAGCAGTGCTCGGACCTCTTCGGCGACTGCTGGCCCTAGCCGCCTCTGGGTTGACCCCTCATCCATGCGTTACATGTTGGTCGGTCACCGACCATGAACGCAAGCCTTAGACGGTGCCTAATCGACGTAATCCGATGCGGTAGACCTCTGACCTGGCAGTAGTCTTTTTCCTTGACTCCTATGCGCTAAGCGACTAACTTAGTCGGCATGCCAGCATCCCCCTTCACAGAACTCGTCGCGGAGAACGTCCGCGCCGAGATGGGCCGCGCTCGCGTCTCCGGCGTTCAGCTGGCTGCGCTCATCGGGAAGACCCACCCGTACATGTCCCGCCGCCTGACCGGAAAAGTCGCTTTCGACACGGACGACCTGACCGCGATCAGCAGCGCGCTCGGCATCAACGTTCTCGACCTCATGCGGGCACCGGAGCGCGCGGCATGAGCCGGGACTACGTCGCGGAGATGCGCGCGGTCATCGACGCCGAGGCGACCGGGACGTACGTGCCCGGCATCGTCGCGGCCCACATCGTCGAGAAGCTCCGCGAGACCGACGGCGAGTTGCTCTCCGGCTGGCTCGATGCGCAGGCCGAGACGTTCATCCGGCAGGCGATCAACAACCGCGACAACTCCCAGCGCACGGCGGCTCGGCACTCGCGCCCTCGGTCGGTGTTCGCGGACGACGCCGAGGCGGCCGAGGCGGGTGAGCCGGAGCGGTTGGCCGGCTGGCTCGGCACGCGGTTCACGGTCGAGGACGGCTCACGCAAGCCGCTGGCTGAGCTGGCGCACGACGAGCTGCTCTTCGTCGCCGACGCGTACGAATCCCGGGCTCGCGAGAACAAGCTCACGGCCGCCTTCGCCAAGGCCATCGCCCGAAAGGTCAAGACCGGCGTGGTCGGCGATCACTTCACGGATGACCAGCTCAGCACGATGTGGGACTCGCTGAGCGGGCGTTGACGGATGACAACCCACCCCGAGGCATACCGGCCCTCGCCTTCCCGTCCCGACATGCCTTTCCTGCCCCCGGCCGTCCTCGCCACCCCGACCCAGCCCAGCGCGACTATCCAAGTCCTCCCCTGCCAGGCCCAATCCGCCCCGACTGCCCTTCCCATGCCTGCCCTTCCCGCCTCGACCCAGGTCGACTCCCCACTCCTTCCCAGCTCCACGCGTCCCGCCCCGACTCCCCATCCCGTCGCACCCCCCGACCGCGTCTCTCCCGACTTCCCTCCCCTTGCCCCGGCCCTCCAATCCTTCCGACTACCCATCCCCGCCCCAGGCCTCGCGACCCCGCCCGGCCCATACCGACTACCCGACAACCCGGCCCGCAGCTCGCCCCATCAAGCCCGATCCCTTCCCCGTCCGACTGCCCATCTCAGCCCAGATCTGCCCGGCTCGGCTCACCTCCCTCCCGACTTCCCAGGTCTCGCCAAGGCTCCACTTCCCGCTCCGACGCCCCCGCCCTTCCCCGCCCAGCTCGTCTCGCCGCGCCCCACCCCGCTCCGACTTCCCGACCCACCTGCAACCCATCCCCGGTCCATCCCAGGCCCTCCCGTCCCATCCCGCGCCGACTTCCCGCCGCAACCCGACCCTGGCCCTTCCGCCTCCGACTGCCCTCGCCTACCCCATCGCCGCCCCCGCCAAGCCGACTACCCAGAGATCCCCTCCCCATCCCGACCCCTCCGACTACCCCAAGGAGACATGACGTGACCAGCGTGTTTGCCAAATTCCAGCCCGACATGTTCCCGTACCGCTTCTCCGGCGAGCTGCTCGTCGGCTGCATCGCCGGTGGCACCCCGACCGACCCGAACGTCGCCGAGGGCTGGATCAAGACCAAGCTCGGCGCGAAGGACGACCTGCTCCGCGAGATGGTCGCCGAGACCATGGTCGAGCGCGGCGTCACCGCCGACGAGGCCGCCAAGGTCGTCGACAGCCTCAAGCACCTCAACGGCTTCAAGCGTGACCCCGAGCACGGCCTCTACATCGAGGGCCGCCAGCTCAAGGCCGCGCTCAAGGAGGCCGCCTCCTGCGCCGTCGCCGCCGGCAAGCTCAACGCCCGCGGCTGGGGCAAGACGAACAAGGGCCTGCTGTCCTACCTCGCCGAGCACGTCTTCGTCGTCGAGGACCGGCTCTACCTCGGTGTGGCCGAGCCGAGCGGCATCAACCAGCGCTTCGTCCACACCTTCCGCGGCTCCGGCATCCAGTACGAGGAGTACGTCGAGGACGCCAAGATCTCGTTCACGGTCATGGCCGACCACGACTTCTCCGAGAAGGAGTGGGCCGCGATCTGGACCTCCGGCGAGCAGCAGGGCATCGGAGCTTCCCGCTCGCAGGGCTACGGCCGGTACGAGGTCACCCGCTGGGACCGGCAGGCATGACCACCGCCTCGACGTCCGTCCCGCCGGGCACGCCCCCACCGTCCCCGCCGCCCGGCGGCCCGACCCACCCGGGGCCCACGCACCCGCCGTCGAAGTACGCCGCCGTCTTCGACCTGCTGGTCGCTGAGATCGGCGCCTCGCTGCGCCACCTGCTCGCGCAGGGCGTGGACGGCAGGGCTGTGCTCGCCGCCCGCTTGGCCGCGCTCGGCGGCGAAGGCGGCTCGGGTTTCGCCCTGCCGGTGACGCCCCGGTTCTCGATGGGCGCGTACCCCGACGGGTCGCCCATCCCGCCCGGCACGCCGCCCACGCCGCCGCCCGCTGATTAGCAAGACGTTCGCAACGGATTGGCAAGGAGAAGCGCATGGACCTCATCCCGATCGGCAGCAAGCCCCCGCCGCCGCCGCCGCCCCCGCCGCCGAAGCCCGACCCGAAGTGAAAGACGGCGGGCCACCCGGATTCGCCCCAGGTCGCCCGCCAGATCACCGGATCAACCCTCCACCAAGAAAGGCCATCCGATGAACGATCCGAGCGTACGCAAGGACAAGAGCGGGGACCAGCTCGCGCCCGGTGACTGGCTCGCCCCGGGCGAGCTGCTCGACCGGTTTGCCGAGGTGCTGTTCGCGCTGCCGTACCCGGGCAACGGCGGCACGCACGTCCACCTGGTCGCCCGGGCGCTGTCCGCAGTCACGCCGTACTCCGACGTCGTAGGCGGGAACACGCTGTTCAAGCTGGCGTCGGAGGCGGACCTGGCCGAGTGGCGCGAGGCAGCGAAGCGCGCCCAGAAGATCGCCGACATCCGGACCTACGCGGACTGGCTGGAGGCCAACCCCAGCGAGCCGCTCGGCTACGGATTCGGCGGCCAGGCCGACGTCCCCGGCGAGAACACGGCCGAGGCCGTGGCCAAGGTGCGTGAGTTCGCTGCGCGGTACGGCGCCGATGTTCGCGAGTTGGACGCCTGCACGTCGGCACGCCTGCACTTCGGCTCCGTCGAGCACGTGGTGATCGCCTGGCACCGCGAGGGCCGCCCGACCGAGTCCGCGCCGGAGCCGGCCGAGCACCAGGAGGTGCGCGGCTGGAAGGGCGACGTGGTCGACGGCTACGGCGTGGAGTGCGCCTGCGGCGTGACCTACAACGGCTTCGACACCCCGGCCGAGGCCTCGAAGTTCCTGGCGCAGCACATCGCCGACCCGACGGGCCAGGACTACGGCCGCAACGACACCGCCGAGGCCGACGACCCGACGCCGGTCTCCCCGGCCCGGGTGCCGCTGCACACCGGCGAGATGGTCGGGACCGCCCGCGACGCCCGCCTGGTCGACGCCGACGCGCCGGAGGGCCGGGTGATCGGCCGGGCCGCGGTCGAGTCCGGTGACGAGTCCGGCCCGACGGTCCAGTTCGGCAGCGCCCACTGGCAGGGCGGTGCCCCCTGATGGCCGCCGACGACCCGTGCCGCGCCGGCTACCTGGCGATCGCGACCGCGTTCTTCCGCAACGGCCCCGTCGAGCTGGACGAGCTGGCCTGCCCGCATCCGGCCGAGACGATCGCCACGGTGCGCGAGGTGTGGCCGGGCCTTGAGGCCGAGCTGCACGCGGCTCTGTGCCGGGGTCACGACCAGGCGTTGCAGGCGGCTGACGGCTACGTGAAGTCGATCCCGATCCGTCGCCGCGTCGCCACCTGAGCTTCCGGCGCGGCGGCCCCCGTTCTACGTCGCGCCGGTTGGCCGGGCTCCCCAGGGCCCGGCAGGCCCGGGTCGTGGCCGCTACTGCGGCCCGGGCCACCCGAACTTCGCACCAACTTCGCACGCCGACTTCGCACGAGGGACATAAGCCATGAGCCACTTTTCGGTACTGATCTGCCTCCCCGGAAGCACACCGCTCGAAAAGCTCGACGACGAGATCGCCCGGCGCATGGAGCGCTGGGACGAGAACCGCGACGTCGAGTCCTACCGCGACTACGAGGAGGGCGGGGCCGAGGACTACTGGTGGGTCAGCTCCGTCCGCCGTGGCGCGAAGGAGGTCACCCCCATCGCCACGCCGTGGCCCGACTTCGTGAGCCTCGCGCAGCTCGGCGACATCACGTGGGACGAGGCTCGTCGCCGCTACCGCGAGCAGCCCCGGATCGCGGCCGCGATGAAGCTCGACGAGCTGGCCTGGGGTGACTGCCCGGTCGTGCGGTTCATGTCCGGCCGCGAGGAGTACGTGGCCGAGGCCCGTAAGGGCGCGGTGCCCGGGTTCGCGCTGGTGACGCTCGACGAGGAGTGGATCGCCCCCGGCCGCATGGGCTGGTTCGGCATGAGCAGCGACGGACCCGGCGAGCGCTCCGGCTACAACTCCGCCGTCAACGCCTACCTCGCGGACAAGCTCGCCGCCGACGACTTCGTGATCGCACTCGACTGCCACATCTGATCGAAGGACATAAGCCATGACCGACGTTCTGCCTCCCCGCGAGCAGCTCACCCAGCCGATCGCCCACCGGTGGCTCACCACCAGCACCATCTATGACCCGAACAAGACCGCGATCCTCCGCCCCGACGAGACGCTGATCCTGAACGTCGCCGGTCCGGACACCTCCGGCGAGATCGTGCCGCTGATGCGCATGCTCCAGGACCCGCCGACCGGCACGCCCCCGCCGCTGCCCGTGCCGCCGGCCCCGGAGGTCGAGGCGTGGATGCGGCCCGGCCGCACGGTCGAGTACTTCCAGGACGGGCCGCCCGGTCACCGCGGCCTGCACCGCAAGCCGCCGTGGCCACGCTGGGCGGATCAGCTCATCGGCGCCGGGTGGGCGACGGTGGCGTGGTCGCTGCTGGGCCTGGCCATCCTGGCGGTGATCCGGTGACGCTCGATACCCGCGTTTACGTGATTGACGAGATCGACCTGCGCGAGCTGTTCACCAAGTGCCAGTCGCTGCTCACTCCGTACGACGAGGCGCGGCGGACGCCCGACCAGCAGAAGTCCAAGCTCTACCCCAAGTCGCTGGACAACGAGCCCATGCAGGATCTTCCCGCCTGGCTCATGGTCCACACCGGCGGCGAGCGGCCCCACCGGACGGCCGAGCAGGCTGCCGTCCACGACTACTGCAACCATCCGGACTCGCCCGACGCCGAGTACTACGAGGCCGACGCGCCGGTCTGCGTCAAGACCGAGCACGATCCGGTGTGCTGGTACGAGATCAGCTGGGACACCGCGTACGGATATCGAGGCCCGGACGGCATGGGCTGCGGCGACCTGCACGCGCGGCTCGTCGCCGAGCTGGGTGCGTGGCTCGACGCCAGGGGCGTCCGCTGGAAGTGGAAGAACGAGTTCAGCGGCGAGGTGCACGAGGGCTACGAGCGGCTGATCGAGCTGGCTTCCGGTGGCTTTGAGGCAACGTCCTGGTTCCGGACCATGGTGGTTCCGGCCATCGCCGCGCGGGCCGCTGGCGGTGCGCTGTGACCACGGCCGTGTCCGTCACCGTGGTCCTCGACCGCGCCCCCGAGCCCGACATCTACGCCCACGTCTGGCGTGACGGCTGGCGCGCCTGCTGGTCCATCACCGCCGGGCGTAACGGCGTCACCCTGACCCACGGCACGACCTGGACGCGGGGCGGGGCACTGGTCCAGGCCCACACCGCCGCACAGCACCCGGGCCTCAGCGCCCAGATCAGCCGCCGGGGCGGTCAGTCGTGAGCCTCGCGATCATCGCCGGGCACGTCGTCGAGCGGCCCAACCGGGAACTCACCGACGCCGACGCCCACCGCATCACCGTCGCCCTCGCCGCCCAGGGCATCCACATCGCCCCCGTCGTCGACGTCTACCGCACCGTCCATCTCTGGGCGCAGCAGCCCGTCAGCACCACCGACGAGGTCCGGGCGCTGAAGGCCTACGCCGACGTCACCGACAGCCGGCTGGCATGGCACGAGGCGGTGGCCAGTGCCTAGCGTCGGTCAGCCCTGCGGCGTCTGCGGCGTCATTCTCGCCTTCGTCCAAAGCCCCGGCCTGCCGACGGGCGCAACGTTCGGCTCCTGGCAGGGCTGGTTCCACCTGCAGGAGACGAGCTGCAAGCACTTCGCCAACGTCGGCTGGTCCCAGCTCGTTATCCCCGACAAGCCGCACCGGACGGTGCCCGATGCGTGAGCCGGCCAGCATCATCCGCTGGGCGACCCCGCCGCCGACCAGCCTGCGCGGCGAACGCACCACGGCTCCGTGGAGCCGCTACAACGACCTCGCCGACGAGCTGCGCGCCCGGCCCGGCGAGTGGGCCGTGATCGCCGAGTTCAACGGACGCCATACCGGGCTGGCCACGCACGTCCGCATGGGGTCGATCGCCTGCTTCACCCCGGCCGGGGACTTCGACGCCGTGTCGCGCCAGGTCGGCAAGTGCACGGCCATCTACGCCCGCTACGTCGGCGACAATCAGGAAGAGAGCGGCTTGTGAGAATCGTCCGCAAGAACACCGCCAAGGGCCACTACTACGTCGACGCCGACGCCGGCAACGAGCGGGTGCCCGGCGTGACCACCATCGGCGGCAACGGCCTTCCCAAGCCCGCCCTGCTCAACTGGGCAGGCGAGGCCACCGCCGAATACGCCGTCGACAACTGGGACGAGCTGGCCAAGCTCCCGCTCACCGAACGCCTGAAGAAGATCAAGGGCGGCCGGTACGAGAAGCGCGACGCCGCCGCCAACAAGGGCACCGCCGTGCACGCCATGGCCGAGCGCCTGATCGCCGGCGAGAAGGTCACCGTGCCCGACGAGCTGACCGGCTACGTCGACGCCTGCGTCGGCTTCCTCGACGCCTTCGACGTCCGGGCCGTGCACGTCGAGGCGGTCGTCTACTCCGAGACCAACCGGCACGTCGGCACCTGCGACCTGATCGCCGACGTGCTGCTGCCGGACATGCCGGAGTACGACCACATCGGCCGCGACGGCGAGGGCTACTCGCGCGGGCTGCTCGACTGGAAGACCAGCAAGTCGGGGATCTTCGGCGAGGTCGCGCTCCAGCTCGTCGCCTACCGGCACTCCGAGTTCCTCGTCCTCGAGGACGGCGGCGTCATCGACATGCCGACCGTTGACTTCTGCGCGGGCATCCACCTGCGCCCTGACGGCTACAGCTTCGTGCCGCTCGAGACCGGCGACGACGTGTACCGCGACTTCCTCTACGTCCAGCAGGTGGCCCGGGTCGTCGGCGGCCTGCGCGACCTGGTTGGCGACCCGATCGTCCCGCCGACCGCCTCGCAGTACGTGCTGGCCAAGGCCACCGAGGAGGTGCCGTTCTGATGGCCATCCCGAAGAACATCGACGAGGCCCTGCTCATGCTCCAGGCCGACCCGCCCGTGCTGGCCAAGACGAAGGCCGGCCAGGTCGGGAACCAGAAGACGAAGTACGCCGACCTCGTGGAGGTCAACAGGGTCGTGCTGACCCAGCTCAACGCCCTCGGCGTGACGTGGGTCTGTCTGCCGACACTGCTGCCGGACAGCGCGACAGGCCCGGGCAAGTTCGTGCTCCGCTACTCGCTGCTGCACGTCGCGTCGGGCACCGACAAGGCCGGCGACTGGCCGCTCGGCGCGGGCGAGCCCCAGAAGATGGGCTCGGCCGTCACCTACGCCCGCCGATACGCGCTGCTCGCGGTGACCGGCATCGCCGCTGAGGATGAGGACGACGACGGCGACGCGGCCAGCGGCCGGAACTACGCCCAGCGTGGCGCTCAGCGCACCCGCCAGCAGGCACCGGTCGAGCCTGCTGCCGACGGCGGCCGGACCGCCCAGCGTGGCGTTCAGCGTTCGCGCGGCACTGGACCGGCTCTGCCCGGCGAGGACCCGGCTGGACCGGTCGGTGCCGACCAGCATCGCCACATGCGTGCGCTCTGGAATGAGCAGGGCATGGGTGGCGAGGAGAACCGGGATGCCCGGCTGGCCGACGTCGCGACGATCCTGGGCTTGCCGAACCTGAACTCCAGCGCCGACCTGACGCGCGGCCAGGGCGACCAGGTCATCGCCAAGCTGCGCGAGCGCAAGGCCGCCGCAACCTCGGACGCCGACCAGTGACCGCCGTCGACGTGGGTGCCGCGAACGGCAGCGTCCCGGTGGAGCCGACGCGGTGCACCTGCCGTCACCTGGTGTCGCTGCACGTGGTGAACGCCCGGGGGATGCGTGCGGCGTGTTCGAAGCGCGGCCCGAACCCGTGCGACTGCCGCCTGTTCGTCAAGGCGGGTGCGAGCCGTGGCTGACAACCAGTGGGTGACGGCAACGACTGAGGAGTTCGCCGTCTGGCTTCGCGGTGACCTCGGGCAGGTGGGCTCCGAGATCCTTATGGAGCCTCAAGCTGAGGACGCGGCGCGCAAGCGGCTGAGCTGGTGGCGCGAGAACCGTCCGGACGTGCAAAGCGTGCTGCTGGTACGCCAGGTGGTTCGCCGCCCCTGGGCCGTCGCGGTCCGTTCCGGCCAGGCGGTGAGCTGATGCCCGGCTTCATCGGCCGCATCCGGCCCGCCTTCGTCTCGGCCCCGGTCGAGCCCACCCCCGCCGCCCAGATCGAGGAGATCGACCGGCAGCTGACCGCGCTCACGCTGATCCCCGCCGACGCCCGCACGCCGGTGCAGCGGTCGAAGCTGGACGTGCTCCTCGACCGCCGCCTGCGCCTGAGCCGAGGCCCGTCGTGAGCAGCCTCTGGTGGTGCTGGACGGAGAACGAGCCGTCCACCTTCCGCTGCCGTGAGCGCCTCCACGACGTGCGCGAGTTCAGCCCCGGCACGCCGGTCGGCAGCAGCAACTCGACCGTTCAGGAGCAGTCCACGTCGGCGCGGCTGCGGGAGGTCCAGGGCGCGCTCGCCGCATCCCAGGCCGACCTCACCCGGGTCGAACGCCAGTACGCCGAGACGCGCGAGGAGCTGCGCCTGACCCGGCTCCGGCTCGCTGAGGCTGAGACCGAGCTGACCACCCTGCGCGGCGCCGCAGGGCTGTGCCCCGACAAGGAGACAACGTGACCCCCGAAGAGCACTACCAGCGCGGCCTTGCCCTGCTTGAAGAGGCCGAACGGATCAGCGCCGTCGACCACAGCCGGGCGCAGACGCTGGCCGTCATCGCCACCCCACACTTTCAGGCGGCCGTCGCGGGCGTCGGCATGCGGGCGATGGAGATCATGAACAATCCGCTCCAGACGGTCTCCGTCCCGGCGCCGGACGGCACCAATGGCTAGCGACTACCCGTACGGGCGCAACAAGCTCGACAAGCGGCCCGACCCGCCCCCGCCGCTCACCGAGCCCGACGAGCTGGACCGCACCGCCCGCCAGGTCCGCCTCGACCACGAGGACGTCACCGTCCACGCGCTGCGCGAGGTCTTCCACGGCGAGACCGGGCCCTGGTACATCACCGAGTGCGAGGACGTCATGTCCAAGGCCGAGGGCGCGATCCTGACCACGCGCGAGGCCACCTGCGAGGCGTGCCGTGGTTGACATCCATCCGTCCCTGCGCGCCGAGCTGGACCGCGAACTCGCCTCCGCCGTCGACAGCCTGCTCGGTGAGGCCGCGAAGCACGACGGCAAGGACCTCATCGAGGCCAACGTCGACCTCATGAACGACCTGTTCGTCGGGGGCCTCAGCCGGGCCCAGCTCGCCGCTGGCGTGGCCGGACTGGCGATCCGTCTACGCCGCTCCGGAGGCAGCCGTGGTTGAGCCGACCTACGTGCCCGCCGAGGACGACAACCCGCGCCCCAGCCGCCTGCGCACCTGGCTCACCGCCCGCCGCAACCGCCACTGCGGCGTCACGGGGCCGGCCGGGCTGAGCTGCCTGCGCCGCCCCCACCGCACCGGCATGCACCGGGCCGCAGGCGTCGACTGGGGGCGGGCGTGAACGAGACCAAGTGCCCCACGACCGCGCTCGGCCGCAGCGAGTGCGCCGAGTTCCTCAAGGCCGAGATGGCCCGCATCGGCGCCGAGGCCGGAGAGACCTGCGAGATCGTCGTCAGCACCGCACCGCCGCTCGTCGCCAGTCCGTACGGCGCTAACGGCTACGAGTGCCCGCACGGCGTCACGTACTGGATCGAGCCCACCTCGGAGCAGATCGCCGAGTGGAACCGGAAGGGCGTGCGATGAGCGACCTACAAACGGCCAGCCGCGACGGCGTCCACCTCGCCGACGAGACCCGCGCCGACGCCGCCCGCTACCTGACCCGCAAGGGCTACGCCGACCTGCTGCCCATCCTCGGCCTCAGCGACGCGCCGACCCGGGAGCGGCCGCCGTGCCCGTCGTGCGGCAAGCCCCTGCCCGACCCGATCACCAACGGTGGCCGCAAGCCGTGCCAGCGACGCCGGTGCCCGGCCGGGCCGGTAGCGCGAGGGGTGAAGCGATGATCGGCATCGCGGTCGGCCCGGTCGTCGACCACATCCCGGCCTGGCGCCGGGAACGCGGTGCGACGACCGGCAACGTCGTCCACCTGCTCGCCACGATGTGGCTCGGCCCGGCCTGCAACAACGGCGTCGACCCGGCCGCCCGGCTGGTCCCGGGCTGGGAGATCGAGGCGCCGGCGGTCACGTGCGCCGCGTGCCGGGAGCTGCTCGCCGGAGGTGCCCGGTGATCGAGCTGACCGCCGAGATGCGCGACGCGTACACCGCGGGCACCGGCGAGCCCAACTGGTTCCTGCCCCGCCGCCACAACGAGGGCCTGGCCGCCGTGCTCGCCATCGTCGAGCGGGACTACCCGCTGATCAGGCCGTGCCCGAGCGGACCTGCCGGGCGCTGCCTGGCGATCCGGCACAGCCCGGCGAACGCGGGGATCTGCGCGTCCCTGGGCTGCGTCTATCCGGGAGACGCGTCATGACCGCCAAGCCGCGCCTGACCTCCGCCCACCGCGTCTGCGGCGGCATCTTCACGCCCGACCCGGACGTCCCCGCCGACCACAACGGCCTGCGGGTGTGCCGCTGCAACCTGCTCGGCCAGCCCGGCGACGCCCACCACACGCTGCCGCCCCCGGTGCCCGACGTCCAGTCACTCCGGGCCGGCGAACGGAGCAAGGAATGAAGGCCAAGCCGTACCGCGTGCTCCCGGTCGATGACGAACAGACGTTGGCGCTTATCCGCTACGACGGGGATCCCGACGTGTTCACCGCACTGGCCTGGGCCTACCTGGTCGACAACGACATCGACTACTCGATCGAGCCACCAGAGCCGCGCCTGTTCCGGATCAACCCGGACATCACCGGCGAGTACTCGTGGCTGATGACCGAGGCGACCAAGCGAGGGCGCGGCGTATTCCTCGGCGCGCGCGTGGACCGTGGCGAGTATTTCGAGCCCGAATGGATTCGGAAAGGGGCCGCCTGACTCCCGGCCGTGACCATTCCCGGGCGGCCAGGACCGCATTCCCATTCGCATGGTCCGGCAATTTATACCAATGCACAGGATATGAATCAGAGCACAAGGGCAGATGTGATCAACATGGCAGAGGGAAACGGCGCGGCGCTTATTGACAGCCGACGTCGGGTGAGAGAATTGGGTGCCCGGGAAATGGCGCTTGCGACGCCAGATCCCGGGGCTAAGGCACGTCCCGATTCGACTCAACCGAACGGAAGGAGCCCTGGCCTCATGATGCCATGGCGAAGCCCTCTGCTGTCCACTGGCCACGCTGCGCGATTCCTCACGGCGGTGGCGTGATGTCGAGAGTCTCCAAGCGCCTACGGTACGAAATCCTCCGCCGCGACGGCTTCAAGTGCCGGTACTGCGGAGCGGTGGCTGCCGAGACCGAGCTGCGCGTCGACCACGTCGTCCCGACCGCACTTGGCGGATCGAGCGAGCCGTCGAACCTGGCCACCGCATGCGATCCCTGCAACAGCGGCAAGTCATCTGTGCCGCCGGATGCCCCGGTCGTGGACCAGGTCGCCGACGACGCCCTCCGCTGGGCGGCCGCGATGGAGCGGGCGGCGGCCGACATGGAGGCGAAGCTCAAGGAGCGTGACGGCCAGAACGCTGTCTTCCTCGACGAGTGGAACAGCTACGCCTCCGGCGGCCAGCACCTGCCGCTTGATCCGACCTGGAACGCGACGCTGGTCCGACTCCGAACGGCCGGCCTCACCGACCGGCTGATCATTGAGGCGGTGAGCGCGACGATGGGCGCGCAGAAGGTGCTGCCGGAGAACCGGTTCCGCTACTTCTGCGGCGTCTCTTGGAACATGATCACCCAGCTCCAGGAGGCTGCCGGAATCACAACTGCCGACGGCGGCGACGATGGCGACACGGCCTACTACCCGCACCTAGACCGGTGGGAGGTTGACGAGACTCTTGCGAAGTACGAGTTCCTTATTGAGCAATTCTTGAAGCGCGTTCCCAGTTGGCTTGCCGGAGCTGCGGAACAGTTGGCCCAGGAGGACTTCGAAAAGGCCGAGGAGTCCGACGCGACGCGTACCGACGTTCTCCCGCAAGTTCTGCGCCATGCGGGCGATGTGCTCTCCGAGTGCACCATCGAATACGGCGCGCCGAAGGGTGATTCCTGATGCCCAGGATCCGCACCATCAAGCCGGGCTTCTTCAAGTCCGACGACGTGTCGGCGCTGCCAATGCGAGCACGCCTCACGTGGGTCGGCCTGTGGACGCAGTGCGACGACCACGGCCGGTACAAGGACTCCGTCCGGCTGATCAAGGGCGACCTCTGGTCCCTCGACGATGTCTCGCTACGGGAGATCGAAGAGGACCTGAACATCCTCGAACAAGAGCGGCGACTGGTCCGCTACGAGGTTGACGGGAAGCGCTACCTGGCGGTCGTGAACTGGCATGCCCACCAGGCGATCAACCGTCCCGGCAAGCCGAAGTTCCCGGCACCTCCGACGCCTCTCGGGTCCAGCGACCCGGACGCCGAGAACTACTGCGACGTCTGCGCCAAGCCCGGCGCCGGGATCCTCACCGATCCCTCACCCACATCTCACGGAGGGCTCACTGAGCCCTCACGCCAGGAAGGGAAGGGAAAGGAAGGGAAAGGAGGGGACGCGCGTGAGGCCGTGAGTGCAGAAGGTCCACCACCCCCCAAATGCCCAAGGCACCTTGGCGAAATCAAGCCACCCAACTGCGGACCGTGTGCCGATGCCCGCAAGGCCCGCACGCGATGGGACCTGGCCGACTCCGAGCGCCGCAGGCTCGCACCGAAATGCACCCGGCACCGTGGCCAACCCGCAGACAACTGCGCGCTCTGCCGCTCAGAAGCTCTTGCCGATGAGGAGACACCGTGACCATCGACCTGCGCACCCAGCTCGCCGACTTCGACGCCGCCGCCCGCCGGCTCCTGCCCACCCACGACCCCATCCACCTCGCCCGCAGCAGCGACCTCGGCCAACTCCTGCGCGACCTGCGCCACCAGCGCGGCCTCAGCCAGCGCGACGTCGCCCGCGCCACCCACATCTCCAAAAGCGGGCTCGCCGCCCGCGAACAGCGCAGCAGCATGCCCGTCGGCGCGCTCATCGGGCACGCCCAAGCGCTGGGCTACACCGTCGCCCTCATCCCCGCCCGGAGGAACGCGTGATCCACGAACTGAAGACCTGGCCCGGCTACTTCGAGCGAATCGTCAACGGCTCCAAGACCTTCGAAATCCGACGCAACGATCGCGGCTTTCAGGCCGGTGACGTCCTGCGCCTACGCGAGTACGAACCGGCAGGCGACCACGACGAATGCCCGGACACCCGCTGCACGGGCAGGCGCTACAGCGGGCGCGAGGTGCTCCGAAGCGTCGGCTTCGTTGCTGCGGGTCGACTCTTCGGCCTCGACCTCGGTGAGCACGTTGTGTTGTCGCTGGTTCCGCCTCACGACGCCGAGGTGACCCCGTGATTCGCCTGACCGACCCCACGCGCATCGGGCCCGCCCTCGCCGAGGTGCGCAACCTGCAACTCACCACCCGGCGCCAGCTCGCCCGCACCATCGCCGCCGCCACCGGACGCACCGAGACCTCCGTCAACGCCCAGCTGTGGACCTGGGACGTCGGCACCCGCAAACCCGACCTGGCGTCGCTCGGCGTGCTCCTCGACGCCCTCGGCTACGACCTGGCCCTCGTGCCCCGGGAGACGCCGTGAGCTTCGTACGGTTCGGTGCCGACAGCCAGGTCTACATCTACGACGACGTGCGCGGATACAAGATCTGCTGCTTCTGCGGCCTGGCCAAGATCACCCCAGCGCCCACGGAGGACGACCCGGACGCCATCCACTGGGACGACTTCCACACCACCGACCTCGACGCCATGCTCGCCCACGTTGGCGAGCACCGGGCCGCCGGACACATGGTGCCCAAGTGGGTCGACCAGGCACTACGCGACGAATGGGAGACGCCGTGAGCGCCACCTGTGTGCGGTGCTCTCGGCCGATGGCGGACTCGGCCTACGCCTGCACCGACGAGACGCGTAAGGCAGCCGAGCAGCTCCGGCAGATCACCGAGACCGTCCCCGCCGCCCGCGACGTCGCACACGGGCTCAGCAGGCGGGGCGGAGGTGACACCAGCGGCAAGCCCGGGTCGCGTCTGCCCCTCGACCTGGGCGCGATGGCCAAGCTCGACGCGGTGCAGGCCGAGCTGACGACGTGGGCCCGGGCGACGGCCGAGGAGCGCATCGGGCACACGCTCAAGCACGTCGGGACCGATCCGATCCTGCACGCCGTCGGCTACCTGCTGGCCAACCTGGAGTGGTGGCGGCACCGGGCCGAGGTGGACGAGTTCCTGGGCGACGTGGAGGCGTGCGCCCGGATCGTGGCCGGGATCGCGCGGGGGCCGGCGCCGCAGCGGTACCTCGGGCCGTGCGGGGCAGCGCGGGAGCACGGCGGCCTCTGCGGACGAGGCAAGGCTGACCCCTGCTTCGAGGACGACTTCACCGCCGAGTGCGACTGCTGGTGCCACAAGGGCGAGCCCGAGATCTGCGATGGCGACATCTACGCCCGCGAAGGGGCCTCAAACGGCGCGTGCCGCCTCTGTGGGGCTCAGGTGTCCACTGACGCACGGCGGGCCTGGCTGGACGCTGAGGCGCGCTCACACGCCTACACGGCCGCCGAGATCGCCGCCGCCTACCCGATCAAGGCCAACACCATCCGGCAATGGCTGTCACGAGGGCTGCTCGTGCAGCACGGGGAACTGGACGGGCGGCCGCTGCTGCTGCTCGGCGACGTCCTCGACCTGGCCGCCGGCGACGCAGCCCGACGCGAAACCGCACGAGCCGAACGGGCACGACGCAAGGAGGCGAGCGCAGCATGAGTATCTGGTCCAGCACGCCCGAGGACGTTCCGGCCATCGACATGCACGACCCGCGCGCCGACCAGTACGCAGGGACCGGGCCCGTGGAGTGCAACATCGACGTAGCGACCGCGCGGTCATGGCACGGCATGATCCGGATCAGCGCGTACTCCGAGGGAACCACGCCTGCGTTGGACGCCGAGTTCATGCTGACGCATGACGCGGCGGCGGCCCTGATGCGCAACCTTGGTCGAGCACTGTCAGCGGTGGTTGACGGGGCTTGATCCTCAGCGCTACTGTCACGCCTGTCTGGAGCGGTAGTCTGCCCAAACGCCAACATCGGGCCCCGCCTCACAGCGGGGCCTTCGTCGTCTCCGGGGGTGGGGAGATGGAACCCCGGGCCTGATCACCTCGGGGCTCCGTCACACAGGAGGGCCCATGCCCACCCGCCCCTGCCTCGGGCTACCCGGTCAGCCCTGCACCCGCCTCACCTCCCGCCCCGACTCCCGCTGCGACCAGTGCGCCAGCAGGCGAGGGCAGGCCCGGGACGCGGCACGGGGCAGCCGGCACCAGCGCGGGTACGGCAGCGGGCATGACGCCGTGCGTGCTGCCCTGCTGGCCAGGCTCAGGCCAGGTGCGACGTGCGACCGATGTGGTCAGCCGATGTACGCGAGCCAGGACCTGGACGCTGCGCACCCACATGACGCTCCACTGCGTACGCATCGCAGCTCGGTCGCTGACCACCTTGAGCACTCGCACTGCAACCGCGGTGCACAGGACTGAGGATCGTCACGCTGCGCTATGTGACTGGCGAGAGGCCGGGTCGCGCAGGGTAGGGGGGTGGGCCGATCACGCAAAACGGACAGGCCAAGAGGA